CTAAGAAATTGACTGATGCGTGGATGCTTCAAGCAATTAAATTCAAGTACAGACGGTTTGAAAAGTGAACACTGGGGGGTGTGTACCCCCCTTTTTTGTGTGTATAATAAGCAGGTAAACAACAAAAGCACATGGGACTCTCCAAGCAAAGCATCATCGACTCCATTCAAGATATGTACGGCACGTCGATCACTTCTGCTGAGATTAAGGCATGGTGTGCGATGAATGACTGCAACTATCAGACTGTTGCTAACAAACTGTCAGATTACAAAGTTGGACGTGGTAAGTGGAATTTGGAAGTAACTAAAGAGACTGTAGAAGATCTGGAAACGTCCTATACTGCTCCTGCTGCTATGCCTGCAGTTGAGCAAAACCTTATTCCTCAGAAAGATGATTCCTTCGTCAAGTTTGGTAACTTCACTGATATTAAAAAAATTATTCAGTCCGGTATTTTTTATCCAACGTTCATTACTGGACTCTCCGGCAATGGCAAAACTTTTTCGGTTGAGCAAGCGTGTGCCCAACTCGGAAGAGAACTCATCCGTGTAAACATTACAATCGAAACTGATGAAGATGATCTTATTGGCGGTTTCCGCCTTATTGATGGTAACACCGTCTGGCACAATGGCCCAGTCATCGAAGCACTCGAACGCGGAGCTGTACTGCTCCTTGACGAACTCGATCTCGCTTCTAACAAAATTCTCTGTCTCCAATCTATCCTTGAAGGGAAAGGAGTTTTCCTTAAAAAAATCGGAAGATGGGTTTCTCCTCGAAGTGGATTCAATGTCATCGCCACAGCCAACACTAAGGGTAAAGGTAGTGACGACGGACGATTCATTGGAACTAACGTGCTCAACGAAGCGTTTCTAGAGCGTTTTCCTGTCACCTTTGAGCAGGAGTATCCTACCGCTGCTATTGAGACTAAGATTCTGTCTAAACTTTGCACTGATGATACTTTCTGCAAGCGTCTTGCTGACTGGGCAGACATCATCCGCAAAACATTCTATGATGGTGGAATCGAAGAGATTATCAGCACCCGTCGTCTGGTTCATATCGTCCAGGCATACAATATCTTCGGTGATAAAGCAAAAGCGATTGAGGTTTGCGTGAATCGTTTTGATGATGAAACAAAGCAGGCATTCTTGGAACTGTATGATAAAGTTGATGCTGATTTCCAGATGCCTGGAGAAGAAGATCGTATCTACGTAATTGACAACACTAAACCATTTTGATAAAATGACTAATGCTTGGAGTTTACTTTATGATGTTATGATTACGAAAGCAGACGGATACTCTACAAATGAAGATGGAATTGTTGGTGGACTAGGTGAAGACACAATCTCTATCTCAGCAATTCCAAGTGAGGCATTGTCTCAATGGGATTCTCTCGACGAAACAACTATGGAATTGAATGTTAGTGTGCCTGAACTTCCAAATGCACCAGACAACAATAATGGACGTTGGAAATATCATGAGGATAAAATCCTCAAGGATATTCATGATTATGTGAGCGGCACCTATCGTAGTCACTATACGGGAAAAGAAGGTGGATTTAAAGACATCCAAACTATTGATTTGATGGCAGCTAAAGGACTTGCTTCTGGATTTTGCCAATCAAATATCATAAAGTACGGAACACGATATGGTGATAAAGATGGGCAAAATAAAAAAGATCTTCTAAAAGTAATTCATTATGCTATGCTACTCTTGCATTTTGATGATCACTACAAACCAGTCAACACTGACTTCCCTTATTGATAATGAAAATTCGTAATCTTATGAAACTGTCTGACTCTACCCTTTCTCTTCTCAAAAACTTCTCTTCTATTAATCAGTCTATTTTGTTTAAAGAGGGTAGTAAACTTCGCACTATTAGTGTGATGAAAAATATTCTTGCAGAAGCAACTATCAATGAAGAGTTTGCTCGCGATTTTGGTATCTATGATCTTAATCAATTCCTTAACGGTTTGAGTCTGCATCAAAAACCCGAACTTGACTTTGCAAATGATGGTTATGTGGTGATCAAAGAAGGACGCTCACGTTCTAAGTATTTCTTTGCAGATCCATCTGTCATCGTTACCCCTCCTGATAAAGAGATTTCACTTCCTAGTGAAGATGTCTGTTTTGAACTGACTACCACTGTTCTTGAGAAACTTCTAAAAGCAGCTGCTGTTTATCAACTTCCTGATATCTCTGCTGTCGGTGAAGCAGGTGTTGTGAAACTTGTAGTTCGTGATAAGAAGAACGATACTTCTAATGCTCATGAAGAAGTTGTTGGCGAGACTGATAAAAGTTTCAACTTTAACTTCAAAGTGGAGAACATCAAGATTCTTCCTGGAACATATGATGTTGTGGTTTCGCAAAAACTTCTGTCTCGCTTCACAAGTAAAAATCATGATCTGACTTACTACATTGCACTTGAACCAGACTCAACTTTTGGGTAGGATGCGGTTGATTGGATGCATTCTGATTGTTTGCTCTCACTTTACTTTGATTTATGTAAGTGTTTTAGCAGGAGTCATAGTGCATCTAATCGCTGATTTTCTTACTCTCCCATTCTTTATTAAAAACAAAATGTGGGACATGGTTATTATGCTCTCTTTTCTTGTTACTATTGGAATAAGTAAATTATTTGCTTACTATGGAACCTGATCCGTATATTCAATTCTTAGAAAATTGGATACCTGGAATAGGTGAAGACACCAAACTTCATGATCAACTCCATATTCATTTTGATCTTGGGTTTAGTGTTAATGATGAAGCCAAACTTCTTGGTTTTCAATTAGGACATCACCCTGCTGGAAGTTTCTTTCACGTTGTGATATTCTGTATTATGAGTGTTACGATTTATCCTAGTGATTATCGTAATACTTGGACAGATATTCGGGATTTTTATGAAGCATATTTGCTTGGAAAATACTGGCAATCTGTATCCTATTGGTTTATTCCTAAAACAATATTATGCGCGACGAGTTTCTGTGGGTAGAAAAATACCGCCCACGTAAAATTGAGGAGTGTATTCTCCCTGACAATATCAAGAAAACTTTTCTTGACTTCCTAGATAAAGGAGAAGTGCCTAACCTGCTTCTTGCAGGCCCTGCTGGATGTGGTAAGACTACAGTTGCAAAAGCACTTTGCAATGAACTTGGAGTAGACTATTATGTCATCAATGGATCCGATGAGGGACGATTCCTTGATACCGTCCGAAACAATGCGAAGAATTTCGCTTCAACCGTTTCGCTTGCGTCAACTGCAAAACACAAAGTCATCATCATTGATGAGGCAGATAACACAACCAACGACGTTCAACTCCTCCTACGGGCGTTTATTGAGGAGTTTAGTGGCAACTGCAGATTCATCTTCACCTGCAACTATAAAAACAAAATTGTTGAACCTCTTCACTCCCGATGCGCCGTCATCGAGTTCGGAATCAAAGGAAAGGAACGACAAGAAATTGCAGCATCTTTCTTCAAGCGTGTCAAAACCATCTTGGATGAAGAGAGTATTAAATATGATAACAAAGTCCTGGTAGAATTAATCAATAAGCATTTTCCTGATTGGCGTCGGGTTCTAAATGAAATTCAACGTTACTCATCAGGTGGTGCTATTGATGCAGGAATCCTCGCTACGTTCTCTGATGTCAAAGTTAACAACCTTATACAGAACCTTAAACAAAAGAACTTCCCTGAAGTTCGGAAGTGGGTGGTGGATAATTTGGACAATGATTCTGGTGTACTTATGCGTCGTATTTACGATGCTCTTTATACATCCTTGGCAAACTCTAGTATTCCTGCTGCTGTGCTTGTCATTGCTAAGTATCAGTATCAGATTGCCTTCGTTGCGGATCAGGAAATAAACCTGCTTGCATGTCTGACTGAGATTATGGTGGAGTGTGAATTTAAATGATTCCTTTTTTAGTTCCAGATCCATCGATGTTGATGGATAATTTTGAAATCAAAAAAGTTGAGGTTCCTGCAGAAATCAGGAATCACTGCATTCGGCGTGTTGTTCCCTCAGTTGGAGATCAGCTGATCGGTGAGAAGTGGGGGTATATTGATTGTGTTTGGAAGAACATGGGTTACTATGGCGGCAATCCATCTGTTCTCAGAAATCTTAGAAGAATGAGGGATAGATTATATCTTGAGGAGCAGGAAGAAAGAGATGAATTAAATAAAGTCAATTATAAAATAGAAGAAATTCTAGAGAAGTATTATAAATGATACTAAGTGAAAGTGATGCAGTTTATGCTGCTGATAAATTTATTGATTATTACACTCAGTTCAATCGTATTGATGATTATCTAAGACACATTAAGGAAGATAGGGGAGAAAATAGATCTGGATATCTTCCTGGGTTTGGTGCAGACTCAGATATGTTTGACAAGTTTGATATGCACCCCGATGACATGAATTTTGAAGTTTATGTTGTTGATACTGATACTAAAAGTCGTTCAAAGTATAATCAGTGGCTTTATTCTGAGACACTGAATTTGACTGCTTCTAATCCTATTGAGGAAGCAATTCCTGGTAGAACACATAAATGGATTGTTGTTGAAACAAACACGGACAAGGTTGTTGGTGTTGTTAGGTTTGGTTCGCCCACAATCAATAGTAAACCACGCAATAATTACTTTGGTGAAGTCAAGTCTCTTAGTGATATTAATGCTCACTTCGTTATGGGCTTTAACATTGTTCCTACTCAACCTTTCGGGTTCAATTACCTGGGCGGAAAACTTCTTGCCTTACTAGCATCTTCAAAAGAATTGAAGCAACAGTTTGATAAGAAGTACGGGACAGATCTTAAATACTTTGAGACTACATCTCTCTATGGAACAACTAAAGGAGTGTCAATGTATGATGGACTTAAACCCTTTCTGAGGCATATTGGAGACACTGAGAGTAAGTTCTTACCTCTGTTTCACGATGATGTATTCAGAGACTTCTTCTGGTGGTTTAACGAACGTAATGGTGGAGAGCGTTTGATTTCTGCTGATAAGTCGTCAAAGAAACTGAAGATTCAAGTCAAGATGATTTCTATCATTAGAAATTCTTTGAAGGATGAAGACAAACTAAAGCAGTTCAATGAGTGTATTGATCATGCTATGTCTCTCACAGAAAAGAAAAGATATTATCTTGGAGACTTTCGTCATACATCAGAAGAAGCAATCGCCTGGTGGAAGAAGAAAGCATCCAAGCGTTTTGAAAAACTTAAGTCTGAGAGCAGAGTAAGAACTGAACTTGAGATTTGGGGATCTACAGAAAATATGGAGATCATTAGATAATGGAACTTAAAGATTGGTTGAATTCAGTTAACTTTACAAAAGAAGATTTATCTGAGGATATGAAATCTTATCCTCCTTATATTGTCAATCGTTGTTTATCTGGACATCTTGATTGTATATTGTTCGCTAATGAGATGAACAAGTATCACTTTCTTGATAAAGATATGCAATATAAATTTTATCTAAATAGTCTGAGGAAAAAAAAGAGATTTTCTCCCTGGCTCCGTAAGGACAAAGTCACGGATCTCGAAAGTGTCAAACAATACTATGGATATAGTAATGAGAAGGCATGTCAAGCTCTGAAAATCCTGACACAAGAACAGATTAACTTTATTAAAAAACGACTTGACGTTGGAGGAACAAAATGAGTAATACTGTGGAACCCCAGTATCATTGGACTCAAGATCGTATGATCGAAGTCCTTTTAAACGAACCAGATGATTTTCTGAAAGTAAGAGAGACGCTGACTAGGATTGGAGTTGCTTCTAGAAAAGAGAAGAAACTTTATCAGTCATGTCATATTCTGCATAAGCAGGGCAAGTACTATATTGTCCACTTCAAAGAATTGTTTGCATTAGATGGAAAACATGCTAACCTTTCCATTAATGATGTTCAGCGTCGTAATCGTATTGTGCGTCTACTTTCTGACTGGAGATTGATTTCTATTGTTGATGAAGAGTCTGTTGCAGATATTGCACCTTTGAATCAAATTAAAGTTCTTGCTTATAAGGATAAGGGTGAGTGGATTCTTGAACAGAAGTATAATATTGGTAAGAAAGGCAAAGAGAATGCCCAACAAACCGAATAAAAATATACGGGGTTCAACACCCCATTTTTTTGTGTTTGTGATATAATTAGTATGTACGCCGAAAGGGTACACACAACACAATCTCGCTTTAAAAGGAGAAGTAAAATGGGAGAACTTACCCGCTACCGCGTGGCAGATATGGCTGCTCTGATGGAAAAACTGAATAAGAATGCGATTGGTATGAATGAATACTTTGATAAAGTATTCGAGGGCACAACACCTAGCAACTATCCACCTTATAATGTGATTCAATTAAATAATATTGAAACACGATTGGAAATCGCACTAGCAGGATTTAAAAAGGAGGAGGTTCATGCCTTCACCGAGTATGGAAAACTTTTTGTCAGGGGAGAAAAAGGAACACCTGACGAAGAAGGAACATACGTCCACAAGGGTTTGGCTCAGCGAAACTTTGAAAGATCCTGGACACTTGCTGAAGGCACAGAAGTCACCGACGTGTTATTTGAAGACGGACTTTTGAGTATTACTGTAAAGAAAGTAGTGCCTGAACACCACGCACGAAAAGATTATCTCTAACTATTATTTTTCTTTTAATCATGAACAAGATTTTCATTGGACTTGCTACACTTTTGATTGCTTCGCCTGCCGTTGCTCATCCAAGAACTCCAAGAACCACTTGGACATATTCTTATCCAGAAAAGGATGTAATGGTTCGACGTGATTGGAAACGTTGTAAAAAAATTAAGTACGTTACCAAGTATGATAATTATGGGTGGTTTACTGAAAGAAAAGTTACACCTTTGAGATCATGTTGGAAAAATCATGCTCATAGCGATGTTAAACTGAAAGTGATTATTAAAGACTAAATATATTGAATATCGTCGTCGCAGACGGAGGGGTAACTGGCCAAATCCAGTTGACGCCCCTCTTTTTTATTGTTAGAATACGTGGAGGAACAAATCAAAAATGACTGTAAAACTTTTGCTATTGAAGTCCGGTGAGGACGTAATTGCTGATGTCAGCGAGATGGCAATGGGTGATGGAGCGGACAAGAAAGTCCTTGGATATTTCTTGGACAAACCTTGTGTTGTTAAAATTTTGAACGCTGAGAAACCTGAAAAGGGAGATAAGAAGTCGGCATTTAATGTTTCAATGTATCCCTGGTGTCCCCTGGCAGAGGATAGTGTTATCCCTCTTCCTGTAGACTGGGTAGTGACGATTGTTGATCCCAAACAAAAACTCAAAGAAATGTATGTGGAGGATGTTGTAGGAAATGAGCAAAGTAGTGAAAGTGATCCTGCTGGCGAACAGCGAGAGAATGATCAGTGAGATTGAAGAAGTTGGTGCTGAAATTGGCGAACCAGACTGTAAGTTAATCAATCCCATGGAAATTTGTGAGGGTAATATGCTCTCCCCTTGGATGATAGATTATACAATGCAAGATACATTTATGATTAGTTCAGAGAAGATCATCACACTCGCTGATCCTCTACCGACACTCCTTGAAAAATACCTTGAAACAACTAAGTAATGGCACTATCTAAATCTGTAGAAGAATCGTTGAAAGAAGCAGATTCCAATCTCAGGAATGCTCTTGCATATGCAGCAAGGCAAGAACGTCCCATGGTATGCAGAGAGATTGCAAAGATTATTTCTGATATACAAACTCTTCAAGATACAGACAGTATTCTTGATAAACTAGAAAGCAGGAGCCCTGGCGACAGTGGTATGTTCGGTTCTTTTTTCAATGATGATGACGAATGAAGTTTTACACCAATGTTCAGCTGATCGGTAATCAGTTTCTAGTTCGTGGAGTTGAAGACGGAAAAAGGTTTGAGATTAGAGATAGTGAGTTCTGTCCTACCCTTTTCGTTAAGAGTAAAAGAGAAACCAAGTACAAAACGCTGAATGGTGAAAGTGTAGAACCAATCAAACCAGGACAAGTTCGTGACTGTCGTGACTTCTATAAGAAGTATCAGGATGTAGATGGTTTTCCCATCTATGGTAATGATCGGTACATCTATCAATACATCTCTGAGAAGTATCCTCAGGATGAAGTCAAGTTTGACATTAGTAAGATCAAACTGGTGACACTTGACATTGAGACGACTGCTGAGCAAGGATTTCCTGATGTTGAATCCGCTCAGGAACAGATTCTAGGCGATTACTATTCAGGATTACACTACCAAGAAGATTATCACTTGGGGTGTAAAACCGTTTATTAACAAACAAAAGAATGTTACTTATCATCATTGTGTTGATGAACACAGTCTTCTGAATAGTTTCATCAATCACTGGATGCAGGATGTTCCTGATGTCATCACAGGTTGGAACATTCAGTTGTTTGATATTCCTTATATCTGCAAGCGTCTCAATCGAGTTCTTGGCGAGAAACTGATGAAGCGATTTTCTCCATGGGGACTTGTGACTGAAGGAGAGATGTATATTCAAGGGCGTAAACACATCAATTATGATGTTGGTGGTGTATGTCAACTTGATTATCTTGATCTTTATAAGAAGTTTACTTACAAGGCACAAGAATCATATCGTCTGGATTATATTGCCAGTGTAGAACTGGGACAGAAAAAACTAGATCACTCAGAATATGATACGTTCAAGGACTTCTATACAAACGGATGGCAGAAGTTTATTGAGTACAATATTGTTGACGTAGAACTAGTTGACAGGTTGGAAGATAAGATGAAACTTATCGAACTAGCTCTGACTATGGCATATGATGCTAAGGTAAATTATAATGATGTGTTCTATCAAGTTCGTATGTGGGACAATATCATCTATAATTATCTGAAGAAAGAGAGATATTGTTATTCCACAGAAAGCAGCAGTCGGATAAGAATGAAAAGTATGCAGGTGCGTATGTTAAAGAACCGATTCCTGGAAAGTATGATTGGGTTGTGAGTTTTGACTTGAACTCTCTGTATCCTCATCTTATTATGCAGTACAATATCTCACCAGAGACATTACTTGATGAGAGCATCCAACAGTTACCGTTGACAAAATTCTTAATGAAGAGATAAATTTTGAACTCTATAAGGACAATGCGATTTGTGCTAATGGTGCAATGTATCGTAAAGATGTCCGTGGATTCCTACCAGAGTTGATGGAGAAGATGTATGGAGATCGTGTCGTCTTCAAGAAACGAATGCTTGCAGCCAAACAGCAGTATGAGAAGACGCCTACTAAAGCACTTGAAAAAGAAATCGCTCGATGCAACAACATTCAAATGGCGAAGAAGATTTCTCTTAATTCTGCTTATGGTGCTATTGGTAATCAATACTTCAGGTATTACAAACTAGCAAACGCAGAAGCAATCACATTGTCTGGACAAGTTTCGATCCGTTGGATTGAACAGAAGATGAACAAGTATCTAAATAATCTGTTAAAAACAGAAGACGAGGACTATGTCATCGCATCCGACACTGATTCTATCTATCTTAATATGGGATCTGTTGTTGATAAATTTTTTGCTAATCGCTCTGGCGACAAAGCAAAGATTGTGGAGTTACTTGATATGGTTTGTCGTGACAAACTGGAACCGTACATCGATGAGTGTTACCAGAACTTGGCGAACTATGTATCGGCGTATGATCAAAAGATGCAAATGAAGCGTGAGAATATCGCTGATCGTGGTATCTGGACTGCGAAGAAGCGATATATTCTCAACGTATGGGATAGTGAAGGAGTTCGTTATGAAGAACCCAAATTGAAAGTGATGGGTATTGAATCAGTCAAATCATCTACACCTGCACCTTGTCGTAAAATGCTGAAGGATGCATTCAAGATTCTGATGACTGGTACTGAAGATGAGATGATTAAGTTTCATTGATTCTAGTCGCGATCAGTTCAAAAAACTTCCTCCCGAAGAAGTTTCTTTCCACGTTCTGTTTCTGATGTTGTAAAATATAAGTCTCACGCAAGTATCTACACTAAAGGAACTCCGATTCATGCTCGCGGAGCACTTCTTTTTAATCACTACATTAAAGAGAATAAACTAGATGCTAAGTATTCTCTTATTCAGAACGGTGAGAAAGATTAAGTTCTGCTATCTGAAAAAACCAAATCACATTCATGAGAATGTTATCTCATTCATTCAAGACTTTCCAAGGAATTGAATCTTGACAAGTATGTTGACTACGACTTACAATTTGAGAAGTCATTCCTTGAACCACTAAAAACTATCCTTGATTCTATTGGATGGAATGTTGAAAAAACTGTAAACCTTGAATTGTTTTTTGGTTGATGAATATTGCTATAGTTATTGCCTTGCCACAAGAAGCAGAAGGTATTGATGGATATCCAGTTTATTTAAGTGGTTGTGGCAAAGTAAATGCCACTATTGCTACTATGACAGCAATTCGTGATGGTGCTGATTGTATTATAAACTATGGAACTGCTGGAACTGTTTCTGAACAATCTGGATTACTTGAAGTAACTGGATTTGTTGATAGAGATATGGATGCAAGGCCACTGGGTTTTGATTTGGGACAGACACCGTTTGAAGATGGTGTTTTAATTGGAAAATGTGGTATAGTGTGTGGGACGGGAGATACATTCGCGACATCAACTCCAGAAATTGGATGTGATATTGTAGACATGGAATCTTTTGCGATTGCAAAAACATGTCTTAAGGAAGGTGTAACTTTTAAATGTTTTAAATACATATCAGATTCTACCGATGAGAACTCAGCAAATGATTGGGAACTGAATGTTCGTAAAGGAAACGAACTGTTTAAAAACTTACTTATTCAAAATTATGGACTTTCTTAAAGAAATTGTAAAAGAGATCGGAGATGACTACACGCAACTTGCATCCGATATTGATGATACTGAGAAATATGTTGACACGGGTTCGTACATTTTTAATGGACTTGTTTCAGGGAGTATTTTTGGTGGTGTATCTGGGAATAAGATTACTGCCATTGCTGGGGAGTCTAGTACTGGAAAAACTTTTTTCTCTCTTGCTGTCGTCAAGAACTTCCTTGATTCTAACCCTGATGGTTATTGTCTATATTTTGACACTGAAGCCGCTGTTAACAAGTCTCTTCTCGCAGATCGGGGTTTAGATCTTAATCGTATTGCTGTCGTCAATGTCGTTACGATTGAGGAGTTCCGTAGTAAGGCACTGAAAGCAGTTGATCTATATTTAAAAAAACCTGTAGATGAACGCAAACCCTGTATGTTTGTGCTAGACTCTTTAGGGATGCTTTCCACTGAGAAGGAGATTACAGACGTTTTGAATGACAAGCAAGTCCGTGATATGACTAAATCACAACTTGTGAAAGGTGCATTTAGAATGTTGACTCTTAAACTGGGGCAAGCAAATATTCCAATGATTGTTACGAATCACACTTATGATGTCATCGGCGCTTATGTCCCAACTAAAGAAATGGGTGGAGGTTCTGGACTCAAGTACGCTGCCTCTTCTATCATCTACTTGTCTAAGAAGAAAGAAAAAGGATGGAACTGAAGTCGTTGGAAATCTTATCAAGGCAAAGACTGCTAAGTCGCGTTTAAGCAAGGAGAACAAAGATGTTACCGTTCGCCTTTACTATGATAATCGTGGTTTGGATCGTTACTACGGTTTGCTTGAATTGGGAGAACTTGGTGGACTTTGGAAGAATGTGGCTGGACGCTATGAAATAGACGGTAAGAAAGTCTATGCAAAGGCGATCTATAAAGATCCAGAACAATACTTCACCCCAGAGGTGATGGAAAAATTAGACGAGATTGCAAAACAGGAGTTTAGTTATGGACAATGTTGAGTTTCTAATTCTTAGAAACCTACTTTATAATGAGGAATATGTCCGTAAGGTAATTCCATTTATCAAATCAGATTATTTTGATAATCGTAGTCAAAAGATTGTTTACGAAGAGATTCTTAAATTTGTAGAACAATATAACAAACCAGTTACCAAAGAGATTCTCTGTATTGAAACGGAGAAGCGTCAGGACATTACTGATGGTGACTATAAAGAAATAACTCAACTCATCTCTTTATTAGAAGAAGCACCTACTGAGTTTGAATGGTTGGTATCTACGACTGAGAAGTGGTGCCGTGATCGTGCTATCTACTTGGCATTGATGGAGTCCATCTCTATTGCCGATGGACAGGACGAAAAGAAGAATCGTGATGCTATTCCAACTATTCTTTCTGATGCCCTTGCAGTGTCATTTGACACCCATGTAGGACATGATTACCTTCAAGACTATGAGGCACGTTATGAGTCCTACCACAGGAAAGAAGACAAAACCGAATTCGACTTGGAGTATTTCAACAAGATTACGAAAGGCGGGATCCCTAACAAGACGCTTAATATTGCTCTCGCTGGCACTGGCGTCGGTAAGAGTTTGTTTATGTGCCATGTCGCTGCTTCGGCACTCCTTAACGGAAAAAACGTGCTATACATCACGCTTGAAATGGCTGAAGAAAAGATTGCAGAGCGAATTGATGCAAACCTTCTTAATGTACCCATTCAGGAGATATCGGATCTTCCCAAGATGATATATGAGAGTAAGGTGACAAAACTCTCAGAAAAGACTCAAGGCACCCTAATTATTAAGGAATACCCTACTGCGTCAGCACATGCAGGACATTTCCGTGGTTTGCTTAATGAACTCGCTATTAAGAAATCATTTCGTCCTGACATTATTTTCATTGATTACCTTAATATATGTGCTTCCTCTAGGTATCGCGGAAACCTTTCTGTCAATTCATACAGTTATATCAAGGCTATTGCTGAAGAACTTAGAGGACTCGCTGTCGAAGCGAACGTACCTATCGTATCTGCCACCCAGACTACCCGTTCTGGTTATGGTAGCTCTGATGTTGAGCTTACTGATACTAGTGAGTCCTTTGGCCTCCCTGCTACTGCTGATTTTATGTTTGCCCTTATTTCAACTGATGAGCTTGAAGAACTCGGGCAGATTATGGTGAAGCAGTTGAAGAATCGCTACAATGATCCGACTGTGTATAAGCGTTTCATTGTTGGTATTGATCGTGCAAAGATGCGTCTTTATGATTGTGAGCAAACTGCCCAGACTGATATGGTTGACAGTGGGCAGGAAGAGGAGTATACTTACGAAGACAAACCTAAAAAATCATTTGATGGATTTAAGTTCTAATGAATGGTTACTACTCCGTCTTTAATCCCGACAGTAAAAAAATTGCTGACTGTGGATCTGAAAGAGATGCTCTCTTTCTTATTCATAGTCGAAACAAAACTTGGGACGGACATTACTACACATTTAATCCTCTCCCAGGTGATATAATTGATGTGAACACTTCATATCAAATTTCTGCTACTGATATTGATGTTAACACTTCGTATCAACTTCCTACCACTGATATTGTTGTCAATATGGATGGTGGTGTTGGTGGTAGTTGGAGAGAAATATCACTTCCCGAAAATTCTCAAGAACCATTTATTCCTGATTTTCACGACTAAAAACTATGAACAACTACGTTGATTTTGTTAAGCAAACCACCAGTGAACCCAGTCTGGAGTATGGTGCTATGGCATCTCGTCTTGCAGAACTTGAAGTAACAGGAACCAACACTACACAACTTCTCACTGCTGCACTTGGGTTGACTGCTGAGTCTGGTGAGTTTACTGAAGTTGTAAAAAAGATTCTCTTTCAAGGTAAACCTTATAATGAAGAGAATGTGTTTCATATGAAGCGTGAGCTTGGCGATATCTGCTGGTATCTTGCTCAAGCATTTATGGCACTTGATACAAACTTTGATGAGATTCTTGATATGAATGTTGAGAAACTTGGTGCTCGATATCCTGAAGGCACTTTTGATGCATACTATTCTGAAAACCGTAAGGAGGGTGATCTGTGATTGAATTTGATGATATGGAACTCATGCAACTGAAGTTTTGCATGGATCAAACTAAAAACCAAATGTCTATGGGTGGAGAGATTCGTCGTCATGCCTCCATCACTGAAAAAGTAGAAACTGAAATGAATCTTCGTAAAGAGAAGAGTGGTTCCTATACTAGAGAAAAAATTCTACGCGATCTTACAGAACAAATTAAAAGAATGGAGGGTGAGATATGATTAGTCTTGAACTCACTTCTGAGCAAGCAAATGCCTTAGGATATGCCTTGTTCCTACATACTAAAGATGATTCTTACGATTTTCCCTCCACTCGTGTCGTATTGCTTAGAGAAGTAATAGCATGTTAGATAAAGAAATTGAACGTGACTTTGAGGAGAGTAACAAATGAAATTATTAACACTTGAAGATTATCAAAAAGCAGGAGAAACATTTTGGCCTAAGTATTGGTATGTAGCAAAGGAACTTGGAGAAGATGCTAAGGCAGAAGACATCTTGAGAGTTATGGAAGCAGTTGGTGGTGTTGCATTGAAACTTGCATTAGAAAAGAAAGAAGGCCCATTTGGATTCAACAAAAAGGAGGAAAATGACGAATCAAGCACAGACTGATCAAGAAATTAAAATTCCAGAAGGATCGGAACTGATTGATGAAGCATTCTATGTGTGGGAAACACGCTATGGACTTCATAGTACGATGACAGTTCAAGGTAGAAAGATGCTTACTGGTTTACACAAAGAAGATGTCATTGAAATGACTAGGTGGCATCTTAAGTGTGAGATTGACGGAACTCTTGATGATTATAGTCGTGTGATTGGATCTTCTATTGTTGGAGGTAAACTCTAATAAATAACATATAGGAAAAAAATCATATAGATGAAAAGTTTCTTTCAGTTCCTTAGTGAAGCAGAAACAGAAGCTGCGTCACAGGCGAGAAAACTTGGTTTGAAAGGCGATGGACATGGCGGATGGTTAGATCGATCCGGCGAGTTTGTCGCTAAAACTGTTGGTGGTAAATTAAAGTTCTTTGATAAAAATCAAAAACCTGGAAGAGATCCAGATCAGACTCCTAATACAAAAAAGGTAGAACCTAAACTCAAAACTAAAACAATGTCTGTGGACAAAGCTCCACAGAAAGAAAAGAAGAAAGGTGGAGAGGAAGCAGAGAAAGTAGTTGGTAGCGATACACTTACTCTTGCTTTTGGTAGATTCAATCCTCCCACTGTTGGACATGAGAAGTTACTGAAGATGGCAAAGAAAGTTGCCGCTAATGGTACATTAAGGATATTCCCTTCGAGAACTCAAGATAAGAAGAAGAACCCTCTTGATCCTGATAAGAAGGTTAACTTCATGAGAAAAATGTTTCCTGACTTTAAGGAGAACATTATTAACGATGATGAAATGAGATCTATATTTAATGTTCTTCAGAGTGCTGATAGAGATTTTGATAAGGTTAATATAATCGTCGGTTCAGATCGTCAAGCAGAGTTTGAAAACCTTGCACAGAAATATAATGGCGAACTCTACAACTTTCAGTGAAATAAAAGTAATCTCTGCTGGTGCAAGAGATGCAGACGCTGAGGGTGTTGAGGGAATGTCTGCTTCCAAGATGAGGAAAGCAGTTGTAGATGGTGACATGGATTCCTTCAAGAAGGGACTTCCTAAATTAGTAACAGATTCTCAAGCTAAATCATTGTTTGATGCTGTTGCTGATGGAATGAAGATTAAGAAGAAAGAGAAAGTTACTGCTGAGATGTGGGAGATTGCTCCAAAGTTTGATGCAAAGGGACTTCGTGAGCAATATGTAAATGGATTGATTTATAGGATTGGTGATATTGTAGAGAACCTGAACACTGGATTGATTGGTAAGATCATCCGTAGAGGAACTAATCATCTTATCTGTTTGACAAAAGAAGATTATATGTTCAAGTCATGGATTCGTGATGTCATGGAGTATGATGAGAAAACCATGGAGCGTCGGATGAGAACTCCTGGCAAACCTAATACTTTAGATGGAACTGGTGGATACCTTAAGAATGCTATGGCAGCAACAGGCACTACTAGTATCAAGAATTTCATAAATAAGTACAAGGTAAAGAAGTAGTAGTATTACCATGTCTGATGGAATCGGTAAGAATCCTTTGAATGACATTTCAAAGGTATATCTGGATAAAGTAGCTTCCAAGAAACAACAGAGGAAGGTTACAAAGAGATTGATCGATCCAAAGAAAATAAAATGTATCGTCGTGCAGGCAACCTTGCTCGCACAGGACTTGCTTCTAAAGGTAAGAAGAAAGAAGATGCATTGAATAAGTCTAATAAGATTGTGTCTGCTATCTCCCGTCAGAAAGAGAAAGAGCGTTTTGCTAAGATGGGTGATGAGAAAGCAAGAGATAATTATAAAGAAGGACTTGATCCTGTAGGAAAAGAAGATGGTGATATCAATAATGATGGCAAAAAAGATAAGACTGATAAGTATCTGATGAACCGTCGTAAGAAGATTGGTAAGGCAATCGCTGCAAAAGAAGAATTTTCTGATTGGAGAGCAGATCTTCAAGAGCAGGGACTTATTGAAGTGATGGATGAGACTGAAGCAGATAAACCCATCAAAGAGAAGAAGGTAAACAATAAGGTTAAGATTAACCCTAAACTTGGTGAAGCAATCGAAGAGATTGGTGGCACTTTGATCGAAGAGATCGAAGATCATGAATTTGATGAAATCGTTCAGAGTGTATATGACGAACTGATTGAAGAGGGATACTCTGAGGAAGATGTTGAGGATGCGATTGAGTTTGCTCTGACTGAGCAACTTAACGAAGTAAGTGATAGTTACTATGACTCTGCTGTGAAGTCATCTAAAGCAGCTGCTGGTAAGATCAAAAGAGCAGAGATGATGAAGAAGGCGAAAGGACGCCTTAGATTCATGAAGAGAAAGGCAGGTGAAGTCGCTAGCAATATGAAAAAGAAAGCGGTGAATACAGCAACAGATGTTGCATTTGCTGGTTCTGCTGCAAAAGACAAAGTTAAGTCTGCTCTCTCCACTGCTAAGAAAAGAGTAACTGATGCTCCTAAAGTTGCAAAGAAAAGTATCAAAGATAGAATCAAGCAAGGAGCACTCGCTGTTGCAAAGCGCATGAGTGAAGAGATTGTTGATGAAAAGTTTAGTATGGCAGCAGATCCTTCTAAACCTCAGTCTCCCCGTCCAACTAAAAAAAGCTGAGAATAAAAAAGGTGTGAGTTTGAAATCTCGCACAATGAAAGCAACGGGTACTCAACGTCGTCAAGATAAAGAGACTGGTGTCACAGAACAAAATGAACTTCAAGAGAAGGAATTATCTGTTGATCAGCAGATGAAGATCTCTCAGAAGTATAATAAAATGAGTCCTGAGCAGAAGAAAGCAGCAAACAAAAAAGCAATGGGTAATGTTCCAAAAGTTGCTCCTAAAAAGGACACCAGAACAGATGCTCAGAAAATGACTGATGCAGTCGGCAAACCCAGAATGGGAAGTAGTGACTGATGCCTGCAGTATCTAAAAAGCAGCAGCGTTTCTTTGGAATAGTTCGTGCCATCCAGAAAGGTGAGATGGCACCTACTACTCCTGAGACTGCAAAGGCAGCTGCTGAGATGAAGAAAAAAGATGTAAAAGATTTTGCATCAACAAAGCATAAGAAACTTCCTGAGAAGGTAGTTGCTAAAGAGGAATCTAATCCTCGTATTCCTAGAAAGAAAGGACAACCTGCTAATTCTAAGAAGCACTCTGATCTTTACACTGATGAGAATCCCAAAGGAACTATTCATGGTTTAGGGTTCAAGGATGTTGCAACTGCAAAAGCATCTGTTTCTAAGATTCGTAAGTCATCAAGATCTCATGCTCACAAAATTCAAGCAGCAGTTGCTATGGAGCAAAGAGCAAGAGAGATGGGTAAGACTTCTGAGGCAGCAGTCTACAGAAAGTATATCAATGCGATGAAAAAGAAAACTAAAAAAATGAATGAAGGATGGAGTGATAAGTATAAGAAATCAATCAATTGCAATAACCCCAAAGGATTCTCTCAAAAAGCACATTGTCAAGGAAAAAAGAAAAAGGTAAACGAAATCTATAGTGGTTCTGATTCTGGAAGGGCAGAAAAAATTAAGAGATATGATGCTGAGAAAAAGAAATTTGCCAAAGATGATAAGCGTAAAAAGTTTGGTAAATTTGTACAGGATGTAGAGAAAGTAAGATCTAAATCAACAGGAATGCGTGGATATCATAAAGGCAAGATGGGAACATTCAATAAAGGATCTTTCACACCCGATAATTGATATATAGAATGTAGTATTGAGGTTCATCATGTTTGCATTTTTACTCCCATTAGCATCAAAAATTATTTCAGATGCAGTCGCAAAGATTCCGGAAAATGAAGAACTCGGTGAGAAGTTGGTTGAGATCTGTCTTGTTATCCTTGCTAAAGCGGTTAAGTTAACCAAGACTGATATGGATGATAAACTTCTTGAAGTTGTCACCAAATCAATCAAAACGAGAGAAGAGTGAATTTATAAATATCTTATAGCAATTAAACTATCGGACGTAAGACATGGCACTCTGGGGCAATAACGATAATATTACTGCACATGGAACTGTCTCCCTGAATTACTCTACCAGAGTTGTGACGGGTAGTAATTCTGGATTTGGTGAAAGTGGCAAAATTCAAGAAGGTGATGTGATTCGTTTTGGATCACTTGAGAAACCCGGCACATATTTCGGTGATGCTGTTGTTGTAAGTATTGCTAGTACATCTCAACTAACAATCGCATCAACTGCAGGACTTAGTGGTGCTGCCATTGCTGCCACTTCTTACACTGCTTCTCAACTTCCTAAGTTTGCTGTTGACGGACACTACAGTGAGAGAAACACTGCATATTCCTCTATCAACTATGGAGTCGCTGCAGCAGGTTCTGCAGATGCATCAGGAACCGTTTATGAGACTGGTGTAGGCTGGGTTGGTGTTACCACTTATACAGATAATGCTGGTAATCTGAGAGTCAAGAAAGAGATTCTTTGTGCTATGTCCGGTATTTCTACTGGTAATGCTCCTAGTTATCCTAATATTGTTAATGCGAACTGATAAGGGATGTTATTTCATGAATTGAATTCGGAGAACTTTCTCCTCTTTGCCATTAAGAATTATGAAAATCCTCAGGCAGTAACTAGAGAAGACTTTGATAAGGATCTAAATCATTTTAAATATATCAAGCGGTTACTTAAAAGGTATAAGTCAACTGGTGAATTGAAAGTACATCTTCTTCTTAATCATTTCATTGTTTTATATAATATATTTGGTGAAGCAACAACACCGATGTTATTTTACAAAATAGATGAGCAGGATCTTAGAAGTTGTTTAAAAACATTTGTAGTGTTTTTAGGTAAGTTACCAGAGTTTCCTCATACTTATATTCATGATTTGGAAATGGATGATAATTGTCTAAGAGAACTTATTTCTTTTCACAATGAGCAGTAAATCAGTAGAAAATTTTTTACATCTCTTTAGAGAAATGATGGGTGCGGGAGCTGTTGGTGCTCCTACTAATAATGTTGGTGATGGCAAGATCGCTGGTGCAGCACCTGGAGAAGATCCTCCAGTCTTTACTAAGAAGAAAAAAAGAAAACCAACACCTGTAGGTAGATACGGCACTCGCAGAACTTGGCGTCAAAATGGCTGAGCAAATTAAGGTTGCAGTTCTAGAAGAAAAACTTCAAAACTTTGAGGCAGTTGTCACGAAGTTGGATTCTGCTATTGAAAAAATTGCAGAGGTAAATAATAATGTGTCTAGGATGCTTGCCGTCCATGAAGAAAGAATATCAAAACAAGAACAAATTGACTCAGTACTCTTTGATAAAATTGACAAACTCCGTGATAAAATGGACAGCGATCATGACAATGTTAGTCAAAGATTATCCTTATTGGAAAGAAAACTCTGGGTTGGTATCGGAGTATTGGGATTAATAATCACAGCCACCAATCCCCAAGCATTAAAACTTGTTAAACCCTTGATATCCTCTACTGAAAGTGCTATAGTAGCACCAGTAGTCGCTTTCGTGAATGGATCACATTGATTCTAAGTACATTGGGATTATTTCACCACGCTTAGGAAAATTTAAGAGAGTTAAATCAAATCTCTACAACTTTCGTTGTCCCATTTGTGGCGACTCGAAGAAAAACAAGAATAAAACACGGGGTTATATTTACTCTGTAAAGACTAATACAAACTTTAAGTGTCATAACTGTGGTGCTTCAATGTCCTTCAGTAACTTTCTGAAGCATGTGGATGCTCCGACTCATAAGCAATACTCATTAGAGAAATTCAAAGAAGGACATACTGGTAGAAACTTTGTTGTTGAAGAACCAGACTTTAAGTTTGAAGCACCTAAGTTCAAGAAGAGTTTGAGTATTCCTAAAGCTTTTGAGAATCCTCGATCTGATGGATATCTGACTGCAAGGAAATTAGATCCATCAAAGTTTTATTATGCAAAGAAGTTCAAGAAGTTTGTTAACACGATCAAACCAACCTTTGATGATACCCGCTATGATGAAGAGAGAATAATCATTCCGATCTACTATGAGAAAAATCTGATCGGATTGCAGGGTAGATCTATAGATCCTAACCCTGTTAAATATATCACCGTGATGTTTGATGACAATGCGCCAAAAATTTATGGACTTGATGATGTTGAAAAATCTGAGTCAGTTTACGTCACTGAAGGCCCCTTTGATTCAACGTTCATTCGCAACGCGATTGCTATGTGCGGAGCTGATGCTGATGTTGATCGTTGGGGGATTGGCAATCCTGTTTGGATCTATGATAACGAACCACGCAACAGAGAGATTGTATCCAGAATCGAGCGTACAATCAACAACGGTGGAAGGGTAGTTATCTTTCCATCATCTATAGATGAAAAGGACATTAATGATATGGTGATCGCTGGACATGATGTTCAGAAGATTGTAGAATGTAACACATACAGTGGTTTGGAAGCAAAACTTAAATTTAACACCTGGAAGAAAGTATGAGTAACGGTATCAAGGTTAAAAAGCGAGACGGTAGAATCGAGTCTCTTGATTTAGATAAAATGCATCTGATGGTTGATGAAGCAACCACAGGACTTGCAGGTGTTTCCGCTAGTCAAGTTGAGATGAAGTCTGGTATTCAGTTTTATGATGGCATCACAACAGCAGAGATTCAAGAAATTCTGATTAAGGCGGCAAGCGATCTGATTGATCTAGAACATCCTAACTATCAATTCGTCGCTGCTAGACTGCTTCTATTCTCACTCAGGAAGCAATTATATGGAAAGATGCGTGAACTTCCTGATTTGGAAACTCATATCATGAGTTGCACAAATATTGAGGTGTATGACAAAGAAATTTTCCTTAAATACTCTAAGGAGGAGATTGCGAAAGCAAATTCCTACATCGATCATCATCGTGACTTTCTCTTCACTTATGCTGGGTTGCGTCAAGTAGCAGATAAGTATCTGGTTCAAGATCGCAGCACTGGTGGAGTGTACGAGACTCCTCAGTTCATGTATATCATGATTGCTCTGACTATTTTTGCAGAGTATCCCAAAGAAACCAGGATGACTTATGTCAAACGATACTACGACGCAATCAGCAAACACAAAATCAACATTCCCACACCTATCATGGCAGGAGTGCGAACTCCACTTCGACAATTTGCTAGCTGTGTTCTTGTTGATGTTGATGACACCCTCGATAGCATCTTTACTTCTGATATGGCTATCGGCAGATATGTTGCACAAAGGGCGGGCATCGGTATCAACGCAGGCCGAATCCGTGGCATCAACAGTAAGATCCGAGGCGGAGAAGTTCAACACACAGGTGTTGTACCATTCCTTAAAAAGTTTGAATCGACTGTCCGGTGTTGTACACAGAATGGAATACGAGGTGGCTCAGCGACTGTCCACTTCCCAATCTGGCACCAAGAAATCGAAGACATAATTGTCCTTAAGAACAACAAGGGTACAGAGGACAATCGCGTAAGGAAACTTGACTACTCGATCCAGATTTCAAAACTTTTCTATGAGCGTTTCATCCAGGATGGAGAAATTAGCTTATTCTCACCGCATGACGTACCAGGTTTGTATGATGCTTTTGGTACTGATTCATTTGACGCTCGCTATGTGGACTATGAATCAGATCAGTCTATTCCAAGAAAGACTATCGGTGCTCAGAAACTGATTCTTGATCTGCTGAAAGAGCGTGCAGAGACTGGACGTGTTTATATTATGAACATCGATCATTGTAACTCTCACTCATCCTTCAAAGACAAGGTTGAGATGTCCAACTTGTGTCAAGAGATTACTCTTCCGACATATCCTCTGAATCATATTGATGATGAGTATGGTGAGATTGCACTTTGTATTCTTTCCGCTATCAATGTTGGTAAAGTCAAGTCTGATGAAGAACTTGAAAACCTTTGTGATCTTTCTGTACGCGGACTAGAAGAACTCATTGACTATCAGAAGTATCCTGTAAGGGCAGCAGAAATCGCTACAAGGGCACGTAGATCGCTTGGCATTGGTTTCATCGGTTTAGCACATTATCTGGCAAAACTTGGATATAAGTATGGTGATCAAGAGGCATGGGATGCTGTTCATGGACTCTCTGAGTCCTTCCAGTATTACCTTCTGAAGTCTTCTAATCAAATTGCTAAGGAAAAGGGACACTGCGAATACTTTGGACGCACTAAGTACGCCGATGGAATTCTTCCTATTGATACATACAAGAAGGACGTAGACGAAATTTCTTCTCAACAACTCCAGCATGATTGGGAATCTCTTAGGGCATCTATCAACGAATTTGGATTACGGCACAGTACGTTGTCCGCACAGATGCCATCGGAGAGCAGTTCCGTTGTGTCAAATGCCACCAATGGAATCGAACCACCTCGCGACTACTTGTCCGTTAAAAAATCAAAGAAAGGGCCTCTTAAGCAGATTGTTCCTCAATACAATTCTTTGAAGAATAATTATACTCTCTTGTGGGACATGCCTAACAACAAAGGTTATATTAATGTTGTCGCAGTAATGCAAAAGTTCTTTGATCAGGCAATTTCTGGTAACTGGAGTTACAATCCGGAGCATTATGATGATAATGAAGTCCCAGTGTCCATCATGGCACAAGACTTTTTAACTACATATAAGTACGGTTGGAAAACCTCTTATTACCAGAACACAAATGATCTAAAGTCTGATGAAGTAGAGGAAGACAAAGAAAAACTGAATAACCTGTTAGAAGAATTAGAACAAGCCGAGGAGGGAGAGTGTGAATCCTGTGCAGTTTAAGGTTTCATCAATAGAAGATAAGAAAACAGAAGTCAAAGGGATGACTGTTTTCAATACAGAACAAGTAGATACCAAAAAGCAACCCATGTTTTTTGGAAAACCCCTGGGAGTCCAGAGGTATGACTCTTATAAGTATCCAGTTTTCGATAAACTGACTACTCAACAACTTGGATACTTTTGGCGTCCCGAAGAAGTATCTCTGCAAAAAGATCGTGGAGATTATCAAACTCTTCGTCCAGAACAAAAACATATCTATACTTCTAACCTGAAGTATCAGATTATGTTAGATTCTATTCAAGGTAGAGGCCCTGGAATGGCATTCATTCCTTACTGCTCTCTTCCTGAATTGGAAGCATGTATGGAAGTCTGGGGATTCATGGAGATGATCCATAGTCGTTCTTACACTTACATCATCAAGAACGTTTATTCGGATCCTTCAGAGGTATTCGATAAGATCGTTACTGATCAGCGTATTCTAGAGCGTGCTAGCAGCGTTACAGAAGCATATGATGATTTTATTAATAGTGCTCAAACTTGGGGCACTGGTAATATGTGGAGTAAAGAGTTCAGAGATTCTCCCACAGCACAATGGGAGATTAATGACATCAAGCGTAAACTTTATAGAGCAGTTGCAAACGTCAACATCCTAGAGGGTATTCGATTCTATGTTAGTTTCGCTTGCAGCTTTGCATTTGGCGAACTTAAACTTATGGAAGGATCCGCTAAGATCATCTCGCTTATCGCCAGAGATGAGAACCAGCATCTTGCAATCACACAAAACATTCTTAATAAGTGGAAACAAGGTGATGATCCTGAAATGAAGCAAATCATGAAGGAAGAAGAAGAGTGGACTTATAAGATGTTTGATCGTGCTGTTAACGAAGAGAAGCGTTGGGCAGACTATTTGTTCAAAGATGGTTCAATGATCGGACTGAATGACAAACTTCTTCAGCAGTATGTTGAGTGGATTGCTAATCGTCGTCTGAAGGCAATAGGACTGACTCCTCAGTATGATATTGCTGCCAAGAACAATCCTCTGCCATGGACTCAACATTGGATCTCTTCTAAAGGACTTCAGGTTGCTCCTCAAGAGACAGAAGTAGAGTCTTATGTTGTAGGCGGTATCAAGCAGGATGTCAAGAAAGATACTTTTTCTGGATTCCAACTTTGAGTTAGGAAAACAAAACAGAGTCCTCAACTTAGTTGACGGACTCTTTTTTTGTGCTTAAATAGTAAACACATCGCATAATATTATGCATAAAATTAGTACTGTTGATATTAGTTCGGCAATTGGTGATCATCTTACATTCACCTTAGGTAAGAAACCAAAAACCGAAACGGTTCATGATGTGTATATGGCATTGTGTTATGCCATTAGGGATAGGATGATGACATCTTATCATAATAATCCTAAACCAAATAAAACAGTCGCATATCTATCAGCAGAGTTTTTGATAGGGCCACAACTAGCAAATAATTTACTCAATCTTGGATTGAAAGAGGTTGCGGCAGAGTCTGTAAAAGAGTATGGATATTCTCTTGATGAGATTTTAGAACAAGCAGAAGAACCTGGATTGGGTAATGGTGGATTGGGTAGACTCGCTGCTTGTTATATGGAGTCTCTTTCCACTCTGAAGGTTCCTGCAACGGGATATGGTATTAGATACAAGTTTGGTATTTTCAAGCAGAGTATACACAACAATCAACAGGTAGAAGTTACTGATAACTGGTTGCACGGTGATTGGCCTTGGGAAGTTAGTTATCCAGATCAATCCGTAAAGGTTGGTTTTGGTGGTAAAGTTGAACACTATACCTCAAACAATGGGGATAATATTAAGAGAGTACGCTGGGTGCCTGAGGAGTACGTCTTTGCGGTTCCTTATGATGTTCTTCAGGTTGGATATAATGTTGAGGGGTGCAACAAATTAAGACTCTGGAGAGCGGATGCTTGCGATGTATTTGATTTCGATGCATTTAACCAAGGAGACTACCTGGGTTCGGTAGAGAAGTGTGTCTTTACTGAGACTATTTCTAAAGTTCTTTATCCAAATGATGGAACCTGTCAAGGAAAGAGACTGAGATTAAAGCAACAGTTTTTCTTTGTTAGTGCCTCACTTCAGGATATGATTAGAACACTTAAAGAAAATAATATTTCTTTAGAAGATTTTCATAAACACTATCAAGTTCAATTAAATGACACTCATCCAGCAGTAGCTGTTGCTGAGTTGATGAGACTTCTCGTTGATGATAATAGACTTGACTGGGATCTTGCATGGGATATTACAACCAAGTCAATCGCATACACTAATCATACTCTCCTTCCAGAAGCACTTGAGAAGTGGGATCTGGAGATGTTTGGGGATTTACTTCCTAGACACCTTGAGATCATCTATGATATCAACCATAGGTTCTTACAGGTTGTTAGGATGAAGTATCCTGGTGATGACAAAATCCTCAGGAAACTTTCTATCATTGATGAGGATGGAAACAGATCTATTCGTATGGCAAACCTTGCAACGGTTGGATCTCATCATGTAAATGGTGTCGCTGCGCTTCACTCAGATCTTATCACTAAAAATCTAATGCCAGAGTTCTATGAACTTTGGCCTCATAAGTTTACTAATGTTACCAATGGTGTAACCCCCAGAAGGTGGTTGGCAAGTTCTAACACTGCATTAAGTCAAGTTATTACTGATTACATTGGTTCTGATTGGATATCTGATATGAGTAAACTTCAAGTACTTGAAGATGGACTTGATGATTCTAACTTACTCGAACAGATTGCAAACACCAAAACTTTAGGAAAACATAAACTGTCTCGATATATACAGAAGACTCTTGGTGTTTCTGTTGATCCGTCAAGTATGTTTGACGTTCAAGTAAAGAGGATTCATGAATATAAACGCCAGCATCTCCTTGCTTTATGGGTGGTTTCTAGGTATGTGTATATCAAAAATCACAAAGACGATTACGTTGTACCTCGCACAGTAATATTTGGCGGTAAAGCTGCTCCAGGTTACTGGATGGCAAAACTTATTATCAGATTTATCTGCTCTATTGCTGAAACTATCAATAGTGATCCTGATATGGATGGGAAACTGAAAGTTATTTTCCTTCCAAACTATAGTGTTAAACTTGGAGAGAAGGTATATCCTGCTGCGGATTTGTCGGAACAGATTTCTACAGCAGGTAAAGAAGCATCTGGCACTGGTAATATGAAGTTCCAGATGAATGGTGCTTTGACTATTGGTACACTTGATGGTGCAAACGTTGAGATTCGTGATTTGGTAGGTGAAGAGAACTTTTTCCTCTTCGGTAATACTGAGGAGCAGATTGGTGAACTATGGAGTAATGGATACAATCCAAAACATTTCATGAGTCCCAAATTATTTGAAGCGATTCAACTTGTAAAATCTGGACACTTTAGTGGCGGGGATAGAGAAGTATTTAAACCACTAATTGATAATATTCTCAATAGTGATCCATTCTGCGTATGTGCCGACTTTGAGGATTATAATCGTGCCCAAAGTGTAGTTGATACTACCTGGGGCAATCGTGAAGAATGGAGTCGTAAGTCATTGATAAATATCGCTAGATCTGGATTCTTCTCATCAGATCGATCAATTCAAGATTATTGTGATCTTATTTGGAAGATATAAATAATCGAAATTGAAATAAATTTGTAATGGTTGATTATGAAAATCCCTGGATTTTTGAAGGACAACCTTTTTTATCTGAAAATATTGGCGATAAGTTCGGTTTTGTCTACCTCATTACAAATTTACAAAATAATCGACAGTACATCGGTAGAAAATACTTCTGGCAGTTTAGAACTCCAAGAGGTAAAAAACGAAAAGTAAAATCTGAATCTGACTGGAAAAAATATTATGGTTCTTGTCCGGAACTTAAAGAAGACATTGACAAATTCGGTAAGCAAAATTTTAGCAGAACTATTATCAGCGTTCATAACACGAAGGGCAAAACTAATTTTGAAGAAACCAGACAACTCTTCGTCAACGGAGTCCTTACAGAATCCCTTGACAACGGAGTTCCAAAGTTCTACAATAGTAACATCCTCAGCCGATACTTCCGAAAAGACTACTATGGAAACGACGGACGTAGTAATGCAGGCTCGTAACTGGGCTATTACTCATATTGAAGAAATGGCACAAAATGAATCTGTTGATCAAATTTATGATAGACTTGCAATGATGGATGAATGGTACGAGTGGTTCGATCTTGACAAAATGGATGGAATGGACTACATTGTACTTGAAGACACAACTCGGGGTTCTGAATCAGAGATTTGAGTCTTCTCTTTTGTCTCAGTAGCTCAGTGGATTAGAGCAACTGCCTTCTAAGCAGTCGGCCGTAGGTTCGAGTCCTACCTGAGACGCCTCGCGGAGTTAGTTCAGCGGTAGAACGCTATCCTTCCAAGTTAGATGTCGTCGGTTCGATTCCGATACTCCGCTTTCCTTTTTTAGGAACATGAAACCAGTTGAAATTCTTCTACTTATATCCGAGTTAGAAGGTTCTTATCAACACACTAAGAAACTTGGTTTTGACGAAGACAGAGATGTTCTCAGAAAAATGTGTGATAATTATCATAAACTGTATTTCAAACTAAAGAAGGAACAAAAAAACAATCCTCTATAGCTCAATGGTAGAGCTCTCGACTGTTAATCGAGCGGTTCTTGGTTCGAGTCCAAGTGGGGGAGCTTTGCTTGATTAGTTCAGAGGTAGAACACCAGAGTTACATTCTGGGTGTCGGCGGTTCGATCCCGTCATCAAGCATTCCCATTAGGAGGGTTATGAAAAATGATTATTGTACGTTGCAAAGAATGCAACACAGAAATTTGTAGTAATACTAAGACTCAAGTCTGTGGTTGTCCTAACATGATGATAGTCACTAATGATAAAGTATCAGCAGTTGATTTAAGTCAAATTGTCATGATAAAATCATCAGAAAGTAAAATTTCAAATAAACTTTCTGCTCAGGATCTTGCTTTTCAAGAGGCAAGAAAAAAACGTAAAGTACGTAAAATAAATTATGAGGAAAGATAATATATTAGACTCAATAAAAATTATTGATAATATTCTTACGGAAGAAGAAAGAGTAAATTTATTCATTCGTTCAAAACGTTTTTTAGAAAAAGTTCAAGGTTGTCCTGGATTGCAAACACTGAATAATTTGCATATGAAATGTGAAGTTATTTCACCCATAATTAAAAAAATAGCAGAAAAATCTAATATACCGAGAACAGTTAAAACCTCTTGGGTAAATTATACTGATAAAGATTTGGCATATGAAGTGTGGCATGATCATGATTATCCGGGTTATTATAATGTAACTTGCGTCTATATGATTGATAATCCTGAAGGTATTGGATCATGGCTAAATATCGAAAATGAAATTTACAAGACAGAATGTCCAACCAACTCTTTGATGTTGTTGCCCTGTAAAATAAAACATACTGTTCCTCCAAATGTAACTATGCCAAGATACAGTTTAGCAATTGATTTTTTTGAATAGATAACTATTATGTGCCTGGAGAGAGTCCGGTTGGCCGAGGACACCGCCTTGAAAGCGGCTGAGGGTAACACCTTCGCAGGTTCGATTCCTGTTCTCTCCGTCCGGGATGTAGCTCAGTTTGGTAGAGCACTCGCTTTGGGAGCGAGTGGCCGTAGGTTCAAATCCTATCATCCCGATTGTGTTTGTATCAAGATGTTACACTTGTTAGAAAATATTTTGTTTCTATATACAATTATACCTGCATAAAAATATTGGTTCTCTTTTATCTTCTTGTCCTGATATTTGTTGCATTAATTTTAATAGGTGGTTATAATGCCACCATGCGACTTGTAGCATACATTGATCTTAATGTCAGGTATTCTTTTATTAAATTGAGATCATACTTCTTGATGAGGAAACTTAGATCTCAACTTGTGAAAGACAGAAAACAATTACTCAAGGAGCATACAAAGAATGACATCACTTGATACTAAAGAGTGTCCAAAGTGTCAGGCAACCTGGATAGGTGGCCAACACTACTGGTATACTGGCAAGAAAGGGAACGAATTAGATCTTGCTGGACTAGTATGTAACAATCACGGTGATGAAACCTGCATAAATCCTTGTACTGGAATGGAAGGTGGAGTAACATGGGAAGAGAGAATGGTTACTTTGGGGCGACTAGAAGATGAGTCATCGGATGGATGAAATCAAACCAGAGCACTATGTTACGGAAAAACAGTGCCAAGAAATGATTGATAAGGCAATTGACAAACACAATAAAACTGCTACAATTATAAGTGCGATTCTGGGATCGATAGTCCTGGGATTCTACTCTCATGGACTTTTCACTATAGTTAACAAATGGAAATCTTTTCTTTAAAAGAATGGGAAGAAAATTTCGACGAACTCTTCGCACGAGTTGAGAATGGAGAGAGACTTGGCGTTGTCAAAGAAGACGGTACAGCAGCTGTCTTTATACCAGCGAATGATGAACTCCTAAAAATGTATACAGAACACGAAGAAGGTTCTTGAATTGAGGGACTGTCGCCTATTGGTTAAGGCCCACTGCTTATAACGGTGTGAACTGAGTTCAATTCTCAGCAGTCCTACCAAGGGGTTTAGCAATCTGGTGAATGCAGCAAACTCATAATTTGCCTAAGGCGAGTTCGATCCTCGCAACCCCTATTGACAAGGATACATAAGTCAGTTATACTTGACTCGTCAACACCCAGCAAAATGACACTGACTACAAAATTCAAGAAGGACGTACAGACTCTCCGAAGTGCAGCAAATGGAGAATTCTTTCTCGATGTGAAGAACCCAAAACTTTTCAAGAAAGTCCGCAAGTATTATGAGAACAGCGGTGTGGTTTTTTCCGGTGATCCCATGGATGACTATGACATCCTGATGGAATATGTCTATAATGATCTTGAAACTATCGAAGTCCAATGAAAGTTCTTCTCGAACGCTTCCCCTATCGTTACGTTGAGTCTGGCGTCCTAGAGAACGGACATCCTGACTATCGTATTCAAAAAGCACATTATTACACTAAGCGATACAGTGACATGTATTTGCTTGACAACAAAATGCAACTGATTACTGCTATGGATGACTTTGAGTATACAAAGTGGTTGGATCCTGAAGGTGTTCCCTGTTACATCAAAGATACAGTATCTAAATAGACACGTATAAGTCTTCATCATGTCTGAATATAATAAGACTGCACTGGTACTTGGTGCAGGTGGCTTTATTGGAAGTCATATGGTTAAAAGACTCCGCGAAGAAGGTTACTGGGTTCGCGGAGTAGATCTAAAGAATCCTGAGTTCTCTTCTACTAGAGCAAACGAATTTATCCTTGGTGATCTCAGGGATGTTTCATTCGTGAAAAGAGTTCTTGAATTTAAAGGATATAATGGAAACTTTTTTAAAAATGTTCCAGAAAGACTGATTGAATCTTTTGATGAGATCTATCAGTTTGCTGCCGATATGGGTGGTGCAGGTTTCGTTTTCACTGGCGAGAACGACGCAGACATCATGCATAATTCAGTATCGATTAATCTGAATGTCCTTGAAGAGCAACGTAAACTTAACGAAAGGACAGAAGTAAATAAGACAAAGATTTTCTATTCTGGATCTGCCTGCATGTATCCAGAGCATAATCAACTTGATCCTGATAATCCAGATTGCCGTGAAGAATCCGCATACCCCGCCAATCCAGACTCGGAATACGGATGGGAAAAACTATTTTCTGAACGACTTTACTTTGCTTATCATCGTAATCACGATATCCCTGTTCGGGTTGCTCGATATCATAATATCTTCGGGCCTGAAGGAACCTGGGAGGGTGGAAGAGAGAAAGCGCCAGCTGCAATCTGCCGTAAAGTCGCAGATCTCGCGCCGCTCGGTGGATCCATCGAGGTGTGGGGAGATGGCTTACAGACTCGTTCCTTCCTGTTCATTGATGAATGCATTGAAGCAACTAGAAGGTTGATGGATAGTGACTTTATTGGCCCTGTCAATATTGGTTCTGAAGAGATGGTAACCATCAATGAACTTGTAGAGACTGCTGCTAGAGTCTCTGGAAAGGTTGTTCAGAAGCGTCACAAACTTGACGCACCTCTTGGTGTTCGTGGACGTAATTCTAATAATGATCTCATTCGTGAGAAACTTGATTGGGATTATTCTCAGACACTTGAAGAAGGAATTAGAAAGACATATAATTGGATTGCTATTCAGGTTGCTAATCGATGAAAGTTACAGTATTGGGTTCAAGTGGACAGATTGGTGCTTATCTCGTTGAGCACCTTTCTGCTAAGGGGCATGATGTCACGCCATTCGACATCGCTCGACATCATGGTGAAGATTTGACTCAGATTCCGAATCATAATCTCGATCGTGCAATCAAGAATGCGGACTTTGTATTTGTTCTTGCCTTTGATGTAGGTGGTTCTAGATATCTGAAGAAGTATCAACATACGTTTGACTTTGTTAATAACAACACTCGTATGATGGCAAACATTTTTGATTTGCTTGGCAAGTATAAGAAGCGTTTTGTCTTTGCATCATCTCAGATGAGTAACATGAGTTACTCTCCCTATGGTGTGCTGAAACGTGTTGGTGAACTTTATACCAGCACTCTAAAAGGACTGATTGTCAAGTTCTGGAATGTCTACGGCATTGAGAAAGACATGGACAAAGCACATGTCATCACTGACTTTATCCGTAAAGGATTTGAAGAGAAGGAGTTTGAGATGCTGACAGATGGCACAGAAGAGCGTCAGTTCCTCTATGCTGAAGACTGCTGTGAGGCATTGGAGACTATCATGGAGTCTTATACTGACTTCAAACCTGAAGATCCTCTTCACATCACCTCATTCCGCTCTAACACTATTAGAGAGGTTGCTAATATCATCCAGGGATGTTTTGGATTGATTGGGAGGCATGATATTAATATCAAGTCTGGACTTGCTAAAGATAGCGTTCAACTTGATAAGAGAAACGCACCAGATACTTACATCCTTGACTGGTGGATTCCTCAAACCACAATTGATGTGGGTATCAGAAAAATATTCGACGAAATGAAAAAGGAGTATGGATACGAATGAAAATCTTCGTAACGGGTTGTGCTGGTTTGCTTGGTTCAAATTATTCACGACATCTTCTTGCTGCAGGGCATGATGTAGTAGGTATTGATGATCTCTCTGGAGGGTACAAAGCCTTTGTACCTAAAGGGGAGAAATTTACGTTTGTGAAATTAAATCTAGAAAGGAGGAAAAAAGTTGCTGAACTTTTTAAAGAGCATCAACCTGATGTCCTCGTTCATTTCGCGGCGTATGCGGCTGAAGGACTTTCTCCTTTTATTCGTAATTACAATTATCGTAATAATCTTATCGTTTCCGCTAATCTGATCAACGAGTGCATCACTTATGAAACGAAAGTCATCTTCACTTCTAGTATGGCAGTCTATGGAGATCAAACTCCACCATTTACCGAAGATAAGCGTCCACAACCTATTGATCCATATGGTATTGCAAAATATGCAGTAGAATGTGATTTGAAATTAGCGTATGAACAATTCGGATTACGATACAATATTGTTCGTCCTCACAATGTTCTCGGAGTTTATCAGAATATCTGGGACAGATATCGTAATGTGATTGGTATCTTCATCCGTAAGGCGTTGAATGGACAACCTATTCTTGTCTACGGTGATGGAGAACAAACAAGAGCATTCTCTGATATCAAATATTATATGGAACCGTTTGATAAACTCTTAACGGATCATGATGGTGAGACATTTAATATTGGTGCTGATAAACATTTCTCACTGAATGAAGTTGCTATTTCAGTTCAGACTATTGCTGCAAAGTATGGTTATCAGGTAAACATTGAGCATGGTGAACCACGTCATGAAGTAAAACATGCTTATTGTGATCATACTAAAGCAAAAACTATTCTCAACTTCGAGGATAATACAAACCTTAATGAATTGATTGAGAGTATGTTTGTTTGGGCTATGAAGCAACCTAATAGAAAAGTTAAAGATATGGATTATGAAGTGACGAAAGACATTTATGATTATTGGAAAAATTGATGAAAATATTCGATTCCTTTAGATTCTTTAATGAACTAGAAATTCTTGAAATTAGATTCAATATTCTTTATGATGTTGTTGATTACTTTGTAATCACAGAATCACCATATACAACCATGGGTGATAGTAAACCACTTTATTATTGGGAGAATAGAGATCGTTTTTCTAAATTTAATGATAAGGTTATTCATAATGTAATGGAAGATATTCCCAGTGATTTCACTGCATATTATGAAAAACAAAAATATCACACTGCATACAAAGATATTGATCCCAATTGCGGTATGCGATATATCGATATTCCTAATAGATACCAAAGAGATATGTACGCAAGAAATTACACTGCGTTCTCATTGGAAAAGTCTGGGGTTGAAGATGATGACATGGTGATCACTAGTGATGCTGATGAAATAATTAATCCGTTGATACTTGAAAATACTGATTGGTTTGATCCTAATAACTTATATGCTGCTATGCAGAGAGCATTTTACTATGATCTTAATACTCATTACCAGAATGATTGGAGAGGATCTAGGGTATGTACCTGGGGTAAAATGAAAGATTTGTCAGTTGACAAATTACGTGATAGTATGTGGGAGGAATCACATCGTCTTCTAGATGGTGGGTGGCACTGGAGTTACTTTGGAGGGGTTGAAAGGTACAGGCAAAAAATGACTGCAGGTGCTGATAGTCAACAACTTACAGAAATTGAATCTTCTTCAAGAGTGACTAATAAATCTGATCCTTTAGGTAGAGGAATATCGTATCATCCAGTTCCAATTGATGAAAGTTATCCAGAGTATATTCAGAATAATCAGGAGAAGTATGCAGAATTTATTAAACCATGGAATTAATTGAAGGTGTAGCACTATCACAACTTTGTGACTATTCGTTTGGCGATCAATCGGGACAATGGAGTGGGATATATACGCATTTCATGAAAGAAGCTAATCTGATGAACTTTGAGTTCGTCAGTAAAGTTTTTGAGATTGAAAGAAGTAGAAATTATATGACTCTGTTCATTGATAACATTCGTTTATATCATAGAAAGATTGCAGGATGTTAAAGATGAAGATTGGCCTGCTGTCAGGGCAATGATGCAAAAGAGTAATCTTCTTAATCTCTGCAGAAACTTCAAGGACATGAAGTTTATTATCTTCACCTAATCTTGAAGATACTCCGATTGATGATTACATTTATGAGTTTATTCCTGATAATGTAGTTCGCATTGTTGCTGTGAATGCCGTCACCTTTGGTGGGAAAGTGATTCCTGCGCCATATGGTATGCAGAGACGCATGAATCCAAACGATGATCGAATTGAAATTCTCAATCACTTCATGAATGAGAGAGATCCTAGATCATTTAGATTACTCTATGTTGGCATAAATGAAAACTCACATGAAGAGCGTAAGGGTTTGTCTACAAAGTTTATAGATGAATCTTGGGCAACCGTGGAGAGTGGAAGAGTTGATTTTGAAACTTACTTAGAACACATGAGAAGGTGTAAGTTTGTTTTATGTCCTAGAGGAAATGCTATTGATTGCCATAGAAACTGGGAGACAATCTACATGCGGCGTGTTCCCGTAATGAAACGAACTCCGTTTCTAGAAGAATTGTATAAAGACTATCAGGTTCTTTTTGTTGACGACTATTCTGAAGTGACTGAACAACTGCTTCTAGATAATAATCAGATGTTTCTAGACGCTCAAACGCAAGATTTATCTCAACTTGATCTTAATAACTTTTTTGAAAAATGGAAAAAACTCTAGTAGTATCAAATTATAATTGGGATCTTGAATGGTTGAAGATGACGTATGATCATGGATTCTCTCCAGATAATACAGTCATTTACGATAAAAGTGATGTTAGTAAAGACTTATCTCATCTTGGTGAGGTGATAAAATCTCCCAATGTCGGAGCTAATCAATTTGACATACTTAGATTCATCATTGAAAACTATGAAGATCTCCCAGACATGAGTGTCTTTATCAAGGGAAATCTTTTTTCTAGGGGAGAAAACTATTACACAACAGAAGAAAGATTTCTGCAGTCTTTAAACGCTACAGAATTTTTTAGTATCTGGGTTGATAAAAATGTATTAGTTGGAGACTTGAGACATACTGACTATACTCCTCTTGAGACACTTAACGATGGTAGATTAATTCAACCAGTTGTATGGTGTGATTATTCTCGTAATAATGACTTAGAAGATAGACACTTTTTCTAATCATCATGAATTACTTGACTGGTGTTTTGTTGATCCACCAAAAACTAACACTATTGAATTTATACCTGCTTCTAATTTTGCAGTACCTAAAGAAGTAATCTTAAAGTATTCTAAAGATGTATACGAAAAAATGGTAAGTGCTCTATACTATGAACCAGAGTCTGGGTATGATCCAACTTGTGCAGAGGCTCATGTTATTGAAAGGATGTTTTATTTGATTTGGAATGAAGATTTAGTAGAAAGAGATGACTAGGGTATAATAAATAACACAGGCAAAAAATCATCATGAGCATTTTAAAATGACTACAGTACCTTATAAGGGAACTCCAATCTTTAATGAAGACGGGACATTCAGAAAAGAAGATGATAAAGTTCAGGGTAGAAGTTATAGTAGTAATTTAACTAAACTTCTTAAGCAATTACCAAAATTGCAGAACCTTCAGGAAGGCAAAAAAGCATCTCCTGTAATGGCACACATTTCTCTTACAAATGCTTGTAACCTGACTTGTTCTTTCTGCTGTTTCGCGAATAGAGATATTTCAGAAAAGATGCCTACCGAAAAGGTATTCCAGGCACTTGAAAGTTTTAAAGCGATTGGAGTAACTGGAGTAGAATTCACTGGTGGCGGTGAACCAAGTATTCACCCACATTTTAAAGAGATTGTTCAGTATGCCAAAGACTTAGGATTTAGTCTTGGTATCTGTACTAATGGAGCCCGTTTTGGTGCAGATCGTCCTATTAAAAAGGACATTGTAGAACTGTTTGACTGGGTTCGCCTGGGAATGTATGGTTTCTATGAGGGTTATGATTATGACTTAAGTGTCTTTGAAGGAACTAACTGTAAACCCTCCGCTGCATATGTTTGGGATGAAAACCTTGAGACTTCTAAGAACCCAAACATTACTGGTGAATGGAGCGATGTAAAGAATAAGCGTGTTCTCTCCAAGAAATTTCAGACTACCGAAAACTTCATTCGTATGTTAGATTGGGTTGAGGAAAATAAAATTCCTTGCCGCATCGCATTCAATGCCATCAAAGACGTTAAAGAAACCGAGAAGGATATTGAAACTATCCGTGGTATCATCGAGGCATATGAAGAAGATCGTGGCAGAAAACTAAAGTCTGCATTTTTGTCTGACTTTAACTTCCAAGGTGAACGTAGAAATGATCATTGCTATATGCATATGGTGAAACCTTTCTTGTTCACTGACGGATATATCTACGCTTGTCCGTCTGCAGAGTTGTCTATTGAGAACAACTACAACTATGTTCCCGAATCTCAATTTGCTGTATGTGACATTGATGGTATCGAAGATTTTTACAATCAAGGGCCAACTTTGAGACATCATGCTTGCCATTATTGCAAGTATGCTATGCAAAATGAACTAGTTGACGATATTCTTACTGATACTATTCACAATGATTTCGCATGATATGCATCAATTCACCAAAGACTATTATGAGGATGGTGTAAGAAAACATATTTCTGGGTATGAAGACTATAAGTGGATGCCCACTCGTTCAATTCCTGAAGCACTTGATATTCAAAACAATTTTGAATTTAAGACTTGTGTTGATTATGGATGTGCGAAGGGGTTTCTTGTAAATGCTCTTCGTATTATTGGATGTGACGCTTGGGGAGAAGATATAAGTGAGTATGCTGTTCAGAATTGTCATCTTAATGTAAGAGATTATGTATCCTTACCAAATGACAAATTTTACGATTTACTTATTTGTAAAGATGTTCTTGAGCATGTTGAGGTTGAGGATATTCCTTCTGTTCTCAAAAATTTCAAGAAGAAATCAAATCAGTTTTTCTTTGTAATTCCTCTTGGAGATAATGATAGATTTAGAATCAGAGAGTATGAAGTAGATGTTACTCACGTCACTAAGAAAGATGAGGAGTGGTGGATCAAGATGTTTGAATCGCAGGGTATGGAACTTGTGAAATTTTCATATTCACTAGGATCAATTAAAGAAAAGTGGATTAACCCGCATCCACATGGAAATGGATTTTTTATTTTGAGAACTTCAGAATGCTGAGTGTATATGGTGCTGGGTATATTGGTGGTAGATACTGTGAAATGTATACCAATGAAACACTGATTATTCCCAGAGAACAGAGAAATCCTGAAACACAGGAAATTTTATACTTCATTTCAACGATTGATAACAGCAATATTCATACAGATATTACTTTAGATGTCAAGACAAATCTCAGTATTCTTTGTGAAGTGTTGGATCATTGCAGGAGTGCTGATCGCGTTTTCAATTTTATTTCTTCTTGGTTCGTTTATGGAGATTGTGAACTTCCTGCTAAAGAAGATTCTCCATGTAATCCAAGAGGTTTCTATTCCATTACAAAGAAGTGTGCAGAAGATCTACTCATTGATTTCTGCAGAACCTATAAAGTAAAGTATAGAATATTGAGGATGCCTAATGTTGTAGGTGGTTATGATCCAAAAGCTTCCCCAAAGAAGAACGCTATTCATTATCTAATTGGTGAACTTAAGAAGGGTAATGATATTACCCTCTATAATGATGGAGATATAATCAAAGATATAATGCATGTAGATGATGTATGCAGAGCAATTAACACAGTTGTTAACCGTGGAGAATTTGATACCATATACAATATTGGCAGTGGACAGCGGACAACTCTAGGTGATATAATTAGGACGGCGAAACACTTCTTAAAATCAGATTCAAAAATTCTGACAAAGAAAGCAGATACTCAAGACATGTATCTTGACTCCTGTAAACTAAGAGCACTTGGTTTTAAACCACAAATATCGCAAACAGACATCATCAGAGAATTATGTATCAACTGATTGAAAACTTTATTAATGATGCAAAGGAGATGGATGATGACATCTTTCCTTTCATGGCAAATAAAGATTGGAAAGAGGGTAAACCTGTGTATTATTCAGGCCCTTATTGGGATGATCATGAAGCGAGGGAACTTGTTTATTCAATCATGAAAGGTAAGTGGTTGTCTTCTGGTGAGAAAGTTAATAAGTTTGAGCGTGAGTTCTCAAGTAAGTTTGGATTTGAGCACTCTGTTATGGTGAACTCTGGTAGTTCTGCCAATCTTGTTATGATTGCTGCATTGAAGAAGTACTTCAATTGGCGAGATGGTGATGAGATTATCGTATGTGCTTGTGGTTTTGCCACAACAGTAGCACCTATTGTTCAGGCAGGTTTAAAACCAGTATTTGTAGATATTGTCTGGGATGATCTTAACTGGAATCTTGAACAAGTAGAATCTAAAATTACGGACAGGACAAGAGCAGTATTTTCTTCACCAGTTCTTGGCAATCCTTATGATATGGATTGTCTGTATGATATTCTTGATAGACATCAACTTGAACTGATCGCTGATAATTGTGATAGTCTTGGTAGTAAGTATGATGGCAAGTATCTTACCGATCGTGCTGTAGCAGCATCATGCTCATTCTATCCCGCACATCATCTATGTACGATTGAGGGCGGTATGGTGTCCTTCTAACCTCAAAGGTGTTGTGGATCTCGCACGTAGTTTTGCATGGTGGGGCCGAGGTTGCTATTGTGTGGGACAGCAAAACCTTCTTCCTAATGGAGTATGCGGAAAGCGTTTCGACAAGTGGTTAGACAAGTATGATGACATTGTTGATCATAAGTATGTCTTTTCTAATATGGGTTACAATCTTAAGCCTCTTGATTTGCAGGGTGCTGTAGGTTCTGTTCAACTACTCAAGTATGAAGAAATTCATGATAAACGTCGTCGTAACAAGTGGAAGATTCAACAAATTGTTGAAAGCATTCCTGGTATTCGTGTAATGAATGAGATGCCTAACGCCGAAACAAGTTGGTTTGGTGTTCCCATTTTATGTGAAAATAAAAAACTGAAGCACTCTCTAGTTCGTCACTTTGAGAAGAATAAGATTCAAACTAGAAATTACTTTGCTGGAAATATTCTTCTTCACCCTGGATACTCACACCTTGATGACGCGAATAAATATCCAAACGCGAACCAAGTGTTAGATCTTGTATTTTTCCTTGGGTGTTCGCCTACAATCACCGATGAGATGATTGATTATATTAGTAAGGTATCATCTGAATATGTTAGCGACTGAATTTTTGCATGGACAAGGACTTGGAAATCAATTATTCGCATATGTAACAACTAGAGTCTTAGCCCGTAGATTGGGTTACGACTTTGGTATTAAAGGACTTCAAAACGCTGGAGATTCCAGAGTTAATAAGAAAGGTTTTTATTTTATGAACCTTGATTATGGGAAAAAAGTTCCTGATGATCTTGAAACATATTTTGAATATCGACATGCCTTTCACACTGATGAATATTTACGTACTGATATTCGGTTGACTGATAGAAATCTACTTTCTATACCGGATAATCATCTTCTTCATGGTATATTTCAATCTGAAGATTATTTTTATAATGAAATCAATCTTGTAAAAGAGTGGTTAAAAGTTCGTATAATGTACGAACATGATGACACAAACGGAAAGAACATCTGTGTTCTTAACTTTCGTGGTGGAGATATGGTGGGCAATGCTGGTGCATTTGTCCCCAGAACATATTGGGAAAACGCAATGGAGCATATGTCTCAGTATAATCCAAAAATGGAGTATTGCATTGTAACCGATGATGTTAAATCTGCTAACAGGATGCTTCCTGATATTCCTGCATACCATGTTGACGTTGCATGGGATTATGTCGCTGTCAAGAATGCAAGGAACGTTATCTGTACCACCTCTACTTTCTCCTGCTTCCTCTCTGGACATCAAAAAATCTAGAGATGTGTATTGCACCTAAGTATTGGTTTCACCATAACCTTTCTCAGGGTTGGTGGAGTCTTGGTTGCAGTATCTATAGTTATCCAACATATTATATGGATAGAGATGGTAAACTCTTTACACCAGACGAATGTAGAGTAGAATGGGAAGAGTATAAAAAGACTTCAAACATTTACGATGGAGACTTATGATTAATTTGCCAGATGTCACATTGATATCTGTTGATACCACTGATGATTTATCAGGGACACTTAATGGTGTTTATACTAGTATGTCTGGCATCAATTTCGGTGATGTCAAACTTATCACGACACAGGAGCAGATTGACAACAATCCTAAACTTGTAGAAGATGGTATCACGATGCAGACTCCTGTACGTGATATCAAAAACTACGATGATTACAATTACTATGTGGTGTATCATCTTCATGAACATGTAGACACATCACATTGCCTTCTTGTTCAACCTGATGGGTTCGTATTGTTTCCTGATAAGTGGGATGATACATGGCTTGAATATGATTATATTGGAGCACCCTGGGCGATTGTAAAGGACGCTTACATTGATCCTTTTGGTAGACACTGGCGTGTTGGTAATGGTGGATTCTCCATGCGTAGTAAAAGGTTTCTTGAAGTTCCGACGAAAGTAGAAGTCCCTTGGGAAACAAACAATAGTGACTTTTACTGGATGCCTGAGGGTGTGGTAAACTATCACGAAGATGGAAATGTCTGTGTCCACAACAGACATATCTTTCAGAAAGAGGGCATGAAATATGCCCCCGTTGACGTTGCAGTAAGGTTCTCACAGGAAACCAGAGTACCTGAAGCGGAAGGTGTAACACCTTTTGGTTTCCATTATAGATTGCCCCCAGGAGTTGAACTTTCATGATTGGACATAACCACATTGGTAGGAATGGAAGATTTGGTAATCAAATGTTCCAATATGCTGCTACTAGAGGTATTGCAGCAGCGAGGGGATATGAATTCATCATCCCCGATGGGCCTAAAACAGATGAAGAGTTTCATGATGAAGAGGAACAACATAAACTCTTCATGGCATTTGATATGGCAGGTGCTAAGAATATTGGTTTACTAGAAGCGGGATATCGCAAAGAGGCATCTTTTCGGTATGATCAAAATATTGTTGATGAGTGTCCTGATGATGTAAATCTGTATGGGTACTTTCAATCAGAAAAATACTTCAAGCATATTGAAGACGAAATTCGCGAAGACTTTACTTTTAGAGATGAAGTAGAGGAGAATTGTCATAATTTTCTGGATCAAGCAGTAGGTGATAATGATTTCATCACCCTTCATGTTCGTCGCACAGATCATCTAATCAAACCAACATTCCACCCAGTCTTGCCTATCAGTTATTATGAAGAAGCACTTGGAAGACTGCCTAAGGATATCCCTGTGGTTGTACTCACGGATGATCCATCGTGGGCGTTCGGACACGAATTCTTTGAATCAGATCGTTTCTTTATCTCTGAGAGTGACAACATTCACGATATGTGCCTCATGTCAATGTCACAATACAACATCATCGCAAACTCTACCTTCTCCTGGTGGGGAGCATGGCTCTCAGGACATACAAATGTGATTGCACCCAGACTGTGGTTTGGCCCTGATGGAGAAGATCCTACAGACATTTACATCGATCGATGGGAGTATCTTGATGTCAGAAATTAGTGTATGCATTCCCACCTACGAATATCGAGGTGATGGAGTTTTTTATCTTGAAAAGTTATTTGATACAATTGCAAATCAATCTTTCAAAGACTTTGATATTGTTATTTCTGATCATAGTAAGGATGATGTGATTCAGGAATGGTGTCGTAATTGTGACTATGATTTTGATATTACATATATTAAAAATCCAAATGGGCGAGGGAGTTTAGCAGCAAATACTAATTGTGCTATTGAAAATGCTGAGGGTAAAATATTAAAATTAATTTATCAGGATGATATTTTTATTAGTAATGATGCCCTTCAAAAAATATATGAAGTATTTCAAAATGGTGCTAAATGGTTAATTCATGGGTTTACTCACACTACAGATGGTGTAGGAAACTCATAGAGATTGTTTTCCAAAATGGACTGCAAGAATGCTTGAAGGTGACAACTTATTAGGTAATCCATCAGGTACTGCATTTCTTAATGGCACTTATGATGGTATGGATGAAAAACTTAATCTCTTAATTGATACTGAATTGTATCATCGAATGAGAGTCAAGCATGGTATGCCAGCAATAATTGACGAGGTATTAACAGCAAACCGTGAGCATGATAATAGAACGAGTTCCGGTGGGATTGATTATAACGCTACTATTTCTGACTCATCTAGAACTTGGTTGGTAAATAAAGAAGAAATAGATCATATCTATCAAAAGCATTCAGAATTTTTTGTGACGAGAAAGTATCCTGATGAGAATTGATTTAACCGACGCAACCTTTATCATCCCTATTCGTATCGAATCGGAAGATAGACTTAGAAATGTTATTACTTCAGTAGCATTTCTTTTAAACAACTTTAATACAAACATTATTGTTAAAGAAGTTGATAAAACCTCTGTATTCAATGAAAGAGCACTTCCACAACTAGAAAGTTTTTTTGGAGATGTCAAGGTAAAGCACATTTTTGAAGAGAGTGATCAACCTCTGTTTCATCGTCAGAGAGTTCTTAATGAAATGATTGTAGAGGCAGACACAGAAATAGTAGTTAATTATGATTGTGATGTGATTCTCCCCCTTGAATCATATGTGACTGCATACATGGGGATTAAAGAAAAAGTTTTTGATGTTGTATACCCATACGGTGATGGGATGTATCAACGACAAGTAAATGCAGAAGATAAAATTGTATCTGCTTTCCTTGATGGTAATGACTATTCAGTCTTAGATGCTGTTTCTAATGAGCATACATCTGATTTTGGATGGGCTCAGTTCTTCAGACGCAGTGTTTATATTGAAGGTGGCATGGAGAATGAAAACTTCCGAGCATATGCTCCTGAAGATAAAGAAAGGTATTTCAGATTTACTACATTAGGATATAAAGTTGGTAGAATTAATAATGTAGTTTATCACTTAGAACATGCCAGAGGAGAAAATTCATGGTTCTCTAACCCACATATGGAATCTAACCTGCAAGAATGGGAAATGATAAGTGGAATGGACAAAAAACAATTAATGGATTATTATTCTAACCAAGAATATCTGGAGAAATATGCTAGCATTTAATCAACTCGGCAATCTAGGAAGACTAGGTAATCAAATGTTTGAGTATGCTGCACTTCGTGGTATTGCTGCTAAGCATGGATATGACTGGTGTATTCCTCCATATAATGCACAAAGTATTGAAAACTATAGTTTGCACTATTGTTTCAAGATGGAGGATGTAAAAGAAGAAAATCTCCAACAAAGAAATGGTGGATATGTACAAGAAAGATTCTTCAATTATGATGAATCTCTTGTAGAGAGTTGTCCTGATAATGTCAGTCTTCATGGATTCTTTCAGTCTGAAAGATACTTCAAGAACGTAGAAGATATCATTAGGAGGGAGTATACATTTCATGATGAGCATCTCGAACCTTGCAAACAAATCATGGATGAGTTTAAGGATCAAGAACCTATCATGCTTCATGTTCGACGAGGTGATCCCAACCTAACAGATCCTCGGGGATTTAAGTGGGCATATACTCAGTGTTCATCACAACATCCACCTCAAACTATTGAATATTATGAAAGTGCTCTTGCAGAATTTAATGACAATCAACCCGTCTTTGTATTCTCTGATTCTGTTGATTGGGTGAAGGAACAGGAGTTCTTCTCCGGAGATAGATTCTTAATTTCTGAACCAGTTGATAAATATGCAGACGGATCTTTTACTCCATATGCTGACTTGTGCTTGATGTCTCTATGCTCTCATGCTATTATTGCTAACAGTAGTATGAGTTGGTGGGGAGCCTGGTTACAAGCAAACTCCAACAAAAAAGTTATTGCTCCGAAGAACTGGTTCGGGCCTGCTTATGCAGATAAAGACACTACAGATCTCTATTGCCCTGATTGGATTATCCTATGAACAGAATTAAAGACTACGCTGAATTAGAAGAAAGAATCGTTCTCTGGCTTAGAGAATACGCTGATAACAATAACATCAGAGCACTTGTTTGTGGTGTGTCTGGTGGCATTGACTCTGCTGTTGTGTCAACTCTTTGTGCTCGTACAGGACTGCCTACTTATGTCCTGACGATGTCTCTCAATTCAAAGATGGATAATACTATTCTATCTGTCGCACATGCGACTGAACTGAGAGAGCAGTATGAAAATGTCATGATGCAAAATGTAGATCTTTCTTCTACATATGAAAAATTACTCAGTTCTATTGACTGGTGGACTGATGCGCATGGCGGAGAGAAAGGAACATACACATCCAATCAACTTGCAAATGCAAATACAAAGTCACGTCTTCGTATGGTGACTCTGTATCAGATTGCAGGAACAGTTGGTGGTATGGTTGTCGGTACTGGTAATAAAGTTGAAGATTACGGTATCGGATTCTACACTAAATATGGTGATGGCGGTGTTGATATCGCACCTATCGCGGACTTGTACAAAACAGAAGTATGGGAACTTGGTAGACACCTTGGTGTCGATCCGCGTATTATCGCTGCTGCTCCTACAGATGGACTGTGGGAAGATAGCAGGACTGATGAAGCACAGGTTGGTGCTTCCTATGAAGATCTAGAATGGGTTATGGAATCTGGAATTTTCATTCATGAAAAACATCCAGAGTCTGCTACCATGTGGATGGGTAAAGAACTAACCGAAAATCAAAAGTCTGCAATCAAACAGTATGGTAAGTTTCACCGCCAGAACAAGCATAAAATGATCTCTATTCCAACATTCAAACTATGAAAATTGGTGTAATTGGTGCGGGGCGACTTGGTATTTGCTTCGCACTTCTTTGTGAACAGGCAGGGTATGATGTATTAGTCTCTGATATTCGCGAAGATTACGTCGCTGATCTTATGGAAAAGAAGATCAAGACTAATGAACCTGATGTTCAAGACTTGCTTAGTCAATCTAATAATTTCTCAGCCACAACTAGCAATCAAAAAGTAATTGAAGAGTGTGATATCATTTACACACTTGTTGCAACTCCTTCTCTTCCCAGTGGTGACTATGATGTCAGTGCTGTGTGGAGAGTTGTTGATGATATCATCGAGTCTGGTGTAAAAGATAAATCTTTTATCGTTGGATGCACTACTAATCCTGGTGATTGTGAGATGTTCCAAGATAGACTAGATGAAGTTGGTTGGGAAACTTTCTATAATCCAGAATTTATCGCACAAGGATCTATTGTTAAAGATCTTCAGAACGCTGATATGGTTCTGATTGGTGGTAAGTGGGGTAAAACATTTGATAAGTTATCTGAACTTTATCATAAGATTCAAGTTACGAAACCTCAGATTAGTCTGATGTCTAGAACTGCCTCAGAGGTTGTTAAAATCGCCACTAACTGCTTTCTTACGACAAAGATCAGTTATGCCAACATGATGGGACAGGTTCTCACTCTAGACGGCATGGAGGACGAGATTGATACCGTACTCGATGCTATTGGTGCTGACAGTCGAGTCGGTAAGAAGTATCTGAAGTTTGGTTATGGTTTTGGTGGCCCTTGTCTTCCTAGAGACAATCGTGCTTTTGCTGCCTATGCCAAGAGTCTTGGGGTTGAATATAACCTAGGTGCTACGACTGATAACTTCAATGAAGTACATAATAAGTTTCTTCTTGATTACATGATTTGTAAGAATCATAAGAGTCTTCCTTTCTACTTTGACTACGTTTCATATAAGAAAGGAACAGATATTCTAACGGAGAGTCAGCAGTTTAAACTTTGTAAGGAATTACTTAATCAAGGATATACTGTTTACATCAATGATAACGAAACTATTCTGAATCGTGTAAAAGATACTCTATATGATCAATATTATGATAGAGTAAAGTTTGGAGAACCTAACGAAGAAGTATTTAAAGTAGATATCTAATGACTTTTACTAATGCCGAAAAGAACAAATCAAAACATAAACTCCGTAATTTTGGCCCTGTTTATTATCTAAACCTAGATGATCAACCAGAACGGCGTCAGTTCATGGAAGATCAGTTTGAATACTGGGGAGTAGAAAACTATGAACGTATCTCTGCTTATGATGGTAGAGATGATGATCTTGGACATATTATTAAGGGAAGATATCCAGATCTAATGTCTTCTGGTGAGATTGGTTGTACCACTTCTCATCTAAAAGCAATTAAACACTGGTTAGAGACATCTGATAGTTCTTATGCAATCATCATGGAAGATGATTGTAGTCTTGAAACAGTTCAATGTTGGAACTTTACATGGGATGATTTTATTGCATACACTCCTTATGACTATGATGTAATTCAACTCGCAATTATCTGCACAGGCGATATTCATGTCAAGATTCACAAGCGGTTTGTAAATGACTTCTCTACCGCTTGCTACATGATTACTAGACGCCATGCACAAAAACTGTTAGACTTTCATGTACGCGGTAACAAATACAAACTAGATAACGGAGTGAAACCGCGTCCTGTTGCAGATGATTTAATCTACAATTCAGGTAACACATACTCCATTCCACTTCTTCTTTATAAGACTGATTTGGGTTCTAGTATTCATCCAGAACATATTGATGCTTTTCATATAGGCAACTATAAAGCACAATCTAATTACTGGATTACAAATGGTGCTCAAATGAGTATCCAGGATCAAATGAATTATGATCCATATTTGGGTAGAATCACTGAGAACTCTGCTGCTGTAGCAGCTGCAAAAGAAAAGGATAATAATAATGTCTAAAGATGTTTATTATGAGGACTTTATTGGATTTTATGAAAATCAATTCCCTGACAAATTATGCAATGCATTAATTGATGTATTTTCACAGGTAGAAAATGAGCAATCAATTGATATTAGAAGAAATAATACAGTATACAGAAGTGATTGTTCTTTTAATTTGCAGTGTTTTATGCCTGGACATAAAATTACTGTTCGTTGCAATGATTTAATCTTTGATAGTTTTCATCATTACATAGATAATTATCCAATTTTAAAAGATTGTTCTGTTTATAATCCAGGATTAAAACTTCAAAAAACTATCTCTGGGGGTGGATTTCATAATTGGCACTGTGAACAACCACATTTTATAAACGATTATGATAAAGATAGATTGTTAGCATGGATGGTTTATCTTAATGATGATTATGAGGGTGGAGAAACTGAATTTAACTACCTATCAAAAAGAGTTAAACCTAAAAAAGGAACATTGTTAATATGGCCAACTGGGTTTACACATACTCATAGAGGTGGTATGGTGGTAAGTGGTAATAAGTATATTCTTACCGGGTGGATTTATTTTGCTGGAATTCATCCATCTCAAGCTCCACTTTACGTAGGAAACTCTCAAGTTGACAGAATCTGAAGAAACTGTTATCATAAATACTTAACCTTTTGCTTTGCATTAGGTATAATTACACAGAACCAAGTCGAGGTTCTTTCCATCTGCGGGTAACCATTCCGCAAGTAAATAAAGGTACACAAAAATGTTTAAAACTGTATTCGCAGCAACTGCTGCTCTGTTCACTTCCGCAGGCGCTGCCCTTGCAGGCCCTTATGTCAACGTAGAAACCAATGCAGGTTGGGCGGGCGATGATTATGTCGGGGCAACTACCGACATCCACGTAGGCGTTGAAGGCCAAGTCGGTGCTGCTTCCGTTTATGTTCAGGGTGGCCCTGCTATCGTTGCTATCGATGGTGAAGAGAACGAAACCCGTATCTCCGGTAAGGTTGGTGTTGGCGTCCCCGTGACTGATGCACTTGGCGTCTACGGCGAACTCTCTGCGATTACCGCTACCGATGAGTTTGAAATGGATGATCTTAGCGTCGGTGGTAAATTGGGTGTGAAGTACAACTTCTGATACGATAGACAATAATACATCTAGATGATATACTGGGGTGCGACGGCACCCCTTTTTTTATGAAGAGGATTCTACTTTCTCCTGTTACCCAACTCAATATTTTGATTGTGGGAACTTTGATTATTGTCGGTGTGATGCACAACATCTACCATTATCATATGGATGAAGATGTTCATGGTTATGTCAGAAAATTTTGTGAGAAGAATCCTGAGAAATGTCAGGATATCCTTGAAGGAGACGACTACTGAGTATAAATCACTACAGGGAACGCTTGACAGCGTTCCTTTTTTACTATATACTATGTAAAGTTTCATAACAATAAGTTAATGACTGTAACAACGAATGAGTTTGGACAGCAGAATCTGTTTGCTAAGGAGCCACAGATGTACGTCTCTAAGACTGACGCTGAGCGTTATGGATATGAAACGTATGCAGAGCGTGCGGAAAAATTAAATGGACGTACTGCTATGCTTGGATTTGTTTCTGCTATCATCTCTTATGCTACTACTGGTAGTGTATTTTTCTTTGGTGTCTTCGGATTCTGATAATTGATACTTGACTTGGTATCAAAGAATCTATATAATCTTTACATCCGATTGTATTAAATGTCTTTCACTATTACTCTCAAAACCCCCGAAGGTGAAAATACTATTCAATGTGAAGAAGATCAATATATTTTAGATGCTGCTGATGAAGCAGGTTTGGATCTCCCTTATTCCTGCCGTGCAGGTGCTTGTTCATCATGCGCAGGAAAGGTTATTGAAGGTTCACTAAATCAAGAAGAACAATCATTTTTAGATGATGATCAACTTGAAGCAGGATTTGCATTGCTTTGTGTTGCATATCCTGAAAGTGATTGTGTAATTGAAACTGAAAAAGAGGAAGAACTGTACTGATGTCTTGCAATCTCCGCGCTAAAATTATCGAAGCACTAAGTGCTGATGCTCAAGGTAATATTGCTAAAGCAAAAGCAAATGTAGAAGTTTACCTACATCAACCTGTAGGTATTGGCGAACACCCAGATATCCTCGCTGCAATCCAAGATCAACTCGATATCATTGCACACGAGGAAGAACGCTTAGAAGTTATTCAAAAACACTTTACTGATCATCCCTAATGGAAAACTCCCTTCTTGAAATTCTTACTTACTATGTTATTGGTGGTGCTCTTTTGATTGGTGCCCCAGGAGTATTCTTTTTTATCGTATTCATGTCTGCCCTTCAAAATACGAAGGGACGCATGGTTGGATACAAAGATCACAAGGAGTATGGTGATTCCTCCATTTATGAAAATTCACCATCCGATCAAACTAAATTTTACCTTACCTTAGAATCATGAACGAAACAGCAGAAAGAATTAATGGACTCGCAGCCATGATCGGCATTGTTGCCGCTCTAGGTGCATATGCACTTACAGGGCAGATCATCCCAGGAGTATGGTGATGTTAGTCTTAGCAATGTCTTTGTTCGCAGGATTTATAGTTGGATCATTCTTGGGAAGAGACATTGATGATGATGACGACATGAGTGGAGGAATGATGATACCAGCATCGGTTCCCTCTCCTTGACAAAACTAAATAAATTTACTATCATTGGAGCACAGGTTGCTCCTTTTTTATGATCGAAAAAATTAAAGCACTCTTCAAGAGAGAACAAGCAACAGATAAGATTAAATGCGAGGTAGACGATAATATTGTTGATTGTAGTGAACTACAAGACGACTATAATGAAGGACAAGCATTTAAAGATGATGCAAAAAATTACTTCACTGGTATTCCTGCCCCAAAAGAATTATCTCATGATGATTGGTTTCCAAATCCTATGAAAGAGAAAGAAGTAGAATTTGCTGGAAACTATGAAGGGCCTTTGTATGCCCCTTATACTGCAGTTGATGAGTTTAAAAAGTCTGTTGGGGATGATGGGATGCATCAATTAATGTATGAAATGTCTACTAGAAGTGGTAAAACTACTCTGCAACTAAATCCTATTGGTGGTTCAGAAAACTTTCAAGGCGGTTCCGAAAATGTCCATCGATGATTGGCGCTACAACGATCACAAAATGAAGGTGCGTGAGCAGGCACTTAAGATATTGCTTACAAAATATGGAGGACAAATGGATGGTGTTGTTCCTAAATATTCGAGTCAGTCCATCTATGAATGTGCCAACGATTGGGTATCTCAAGGCAACATGCATACAGCTGGCATAGTTCAATACTACAAGGCATATTATGCAAAAAGTAATTAATGTATTAGCACTACTTTCATTCGTAGGAACTTCTGCTATAATTGCAGGAGGAGGTTATGTTTATCTCAATAAGGATAACATTATTGCGAATGTCAAGTCACGAATGACTGAGGCGATCGGAGAAGCAATTACAGATGCTCTTCCTGTTGCATTAGATGCAGAACTCCCAGAGGCACTTCCACAAACAACTGGTGGTGCATTACCTTTTTAAGATATGAAAAAATTTTTTATGATGTTGATGGCAGCAGCATTGACTACACCTGCCCTTGCCGATGAATCAAAAGTTAAAAGCTGGAATTCTTATGACTCTATGGGTTGTATGATGCTTCGTGAATGCACTAAAGATGTAAGACAAGGTGAAAACTTGGATGAGTTTTGGTGAGCAACATGAAGTAAACAAAGATGAGATCACTGATATCCTCACCAGTCTTAACCAAATTGGAGTAAATGTTTATATTGGTGACAACAAATATTTTTATTCCTTGACACGCGGACTTTATTATGTAAAGGGAAATGATATGTTCTTTAATGAGAAATATATTTCTTCTCCTACTATGCTCATTAAAGTTCTCCGTCATGAGGGTTGGCATACCGCTCAAGACTGCATGGCAGGAACTCTTGATAATACATTTACTGCTATAATCATTCATCCCGATGAAATTCCTGATTGGATTAAAGATGGTGCAAAAAGAACATATCCACCCTCAGCATCTCCATATGAATCGGAAGCAATGTTTGCAGCATTCTCTGATACCTATGACTAGAGATGCTCTTAAAGTTTGTGCAGGCCCTAAAAGGATGTGGGAAGTTTATAAACCAACACCTCTTACCGAAAAATGGTTGATGGAACAGGGGTATATCTCTAAATAAAGATGCCTTACTTCTATACTAATGCTCGGTAAATCCAAAGCAGAGGTAGAAGAGAAGCAAAATGATGAAGACAAAAGTGAAGTTCTTGGTAATTTGGTGAAAGTTGTAGTCCTTATTTGGAGTGCATCCCTTCTCACATTCTCCTATGTTAGACTTCCAAACGGACAAAAGATTTTAGATTTTGATCCTACATTCATTGCCTCAGTGTTCTCTGGATCACTGGCTGCTTTTGGACTCAGTCCCGCTAAAGCAGGTAATGGTAATGGTAATGGACATTCTAAAAAGAAAGAGCAACCACCAGTTCAGTCAGCAATAGAACCTAAAAAGTAATTGTATCACGAACCACAACTTCAAAAAAAGAGTGACGAGTGTGCCGCCATTTGGAATGAATGGTGGCACTTTCAGTATGAAATAAAAGATAAAGAAAAAGCAAAAGAATTAAGAAAAAAATGGTGTAATTGTGTGAACGAACACAGTAAAATGATAAGTCAGGAAGTCAAAACAAACCCTCGTTATAGGGGATTGAATCTGAAATAGATAGTGTAGTTATAAAAATGTTTATGAAGTTTTTATTCGGACTTCTTGCTACATTATTTCTTGCTGCACCTGCTTGGGCTGTAGATGTGCAGATGGGTTCTAATGGCAACTTAGTATTTGATCCTGCTGAAGTTACAATAAGTGCGGGTGACACTGTTCATTTTGAAAATAATATGTTACCTCCGCATAATATAATTGTCGAAGATCGCCCTGATCTCTCTAGAGAATCGCTCATGTTTAATCCGGGAGAATCCCAAGACGTTGTATTTTCAGATAAAGGTGACTATACTTACTGGTGTGGGCCACATAAAGGAGCAGGAATGATCGGTACAGTACACGTAGAATGAACAAAGACGAAAAACGAGAGTTTTACAAATCTCTCAGAGAAAGGATTCAACAATTAAGAATGAGTCATTTATTTGAGGAACCATGTCCACTCTATGAACCAGAGTGGGATGATTTGTCTGACTGTCGTATGATTTATGATTATGACGATGATGAGGATGGGGAACCTAAAATTTATGTTTAACTACTATGAAAACTATTAACATATGGGTTTTAAATTTCACTGTAGCAATTATTGATTTTCTTTATAAAGGAAGAGATTTTCCACGTTTTTGGGTGCTTGAGGAGATTGCTCGGGCACCATACTTTGCTTTCTTAAGTGTTCTTCATTTAAGAGAATCACTAGGATTACGTGGACAGTGGCACATATATCTAATGGAGGAACATTTTGCTCAAACTCTTAACGAAACAGAACATCTTGAATATATGGAGAGCAGGGGCGGTAGTGCTTATTGGGTGGATCGCTTTGTCGCCAGACACCTTGTCCTTATCTACTATTGGATCAACGTGGTTTATTATTGGTTGGCTCCTCGCTCTGCTTACCACCTCTCCTATGAGATAGAGATGCACGCTGCTGAAACGTATGCTGAATATCTAACTCGCTTTCCAGATGATAAGAAAATCTGTGAGATTATGAATGATGAAATTCAACACTTTCAAGAACTAGCGGAAGCAATTAGAATGATTGATCCTGATCGTCTAACTGTAAGAGAAAAAGATCGTGAACCATTTCCACCAGATTTAAGTGATTTGAGTTCAGTAACATTAGTATCAACAGAAGAACAAAAATGAAAGTAGGAATTATTGGACTAGGAAGAATGGGCGAGGGTATGTCTCGCCGCATGATGAAAGACGGTATCGAAGTATGGGGATATCGTAGAAATTATGAAAAGGCGCAAGAACTTTTGGAGAAATGGTGGTATTGATGGTGTAACTGTTGATATTCAATCACTTTGTAGTGCTGTAAAGAGCAAATGCTCCTGGAATTTTCATGATGGTTGTACCAGCAGAAACAGTGGAGGACACCTTAAATGAGTTACTACAGTTTTGTGATGAGGGAGATATTATTATTGATCATGGCAATAGTAATTTTAAGGATAGTAGGAGGAGGGCAGAGCGTCTTTCTAAGTTGGGCATCCAATATATTGACTGTGGCACTAGCGGCGGTGTTTACGGTTTGGAGCGTGGATACTGTCTTATGGTTGGTGGTACAGATAGCGCAGTATCCGTCTGCGCTCCTATCTTTAGGGCACTGGCACCAGGCATCGCTTCATCTCCCAGAACTGATCCTATGAGTAGAGCAACAAGTGCTGAGTATGGTTGGTTGCATTGCGGCCCTCCAGGTGCAGGACACTTTGTAAAAATGGTTCATAATGGAGTAGAGTATGGAATCATGCAAGCCTACGCCGAAGGCTTTAATATCCTGCATGAAGCTAATGCTGGGGCAAAATATGTTAAGGAAGGCGATGCTGAGGTTGCTCCGATGGAGAATCCAGAAGATTATCAGTATGATATTGACTGTGCTGAGGTGGCTGAGTTATGGCGTCGTGGTAGCGTGGTTGGCAGTTGGTTGCTTGATCTTACCGCTGATGTTCTACGCGGCGATAGAGAGCTTAGCAAGTTCGGTGGGGGAGTTAGCGATAGTGGTGAGGGGCGTTGGACTGTCCACGCTGCTGTGGATCTTGGTGTTCCCGCACCTGTTATATCAACCGCACTATTTGAACGATTCGGATCAAGAAAGTTAGGAGCATTTGCAAATAAAGTTCTTAATGGAATGCGGTACATGTTTGGAGGACATCATGTTAGGTAATTTCCTTATGATAATTTCGATACCTTTTGTATTGACTACTGTACTTTTTGGAATGAAAAAGGGTGAAAATAACTATTATGAAACAGACAAATACAATGGAAACGGAACTGCTCACTAGAGGTATAGTAATCTTTGGTGCCACTGGAGATCTGTGCAAAAGAAAACTTATTCCAGCACTTCATAAACTTTGGGAGAAAGATCTTCTTCCAAGGGGATTTTTAATTACTGGTGCTGCTAGAAGAGATGTTGGAGTTGATGCTTGGAAAAAATCTCTTGGAGAATATCCAGAGGAATTTCTACATCAATTAGATTATGTTTCATGTGACTTATCCTGTCAGGAAAGTTTAAATACACTTCCCAAAACCTGATGATACAACTTATTTCTTATCTGTCCCACCCGAAAGATATGAATGGGCAATCATCAACCTCAAGCAAGGAGGACTTTTAGATGATCCAGAAAAATCCCGTGTTGTTATTGAAAAACCCTTTGGGTACGATTATCAATCTGCTAATCATCTACAGTCTGTGGTGGAGCGACATCTACGCGAAAAACAAGTATATCGCATTGATCATTATCTTGGTAAAGATACTGTTAATAATATCCTTGCCACCCGCTTTGGTAATGTTCTTCTTGAACCACTTTGGAACAGAGAGTACATAGAGGAGATTCAAATTTTTGCGACTGAAACTATTGGTTGTGAAGGAAGATCTCAATATTACGATGGTGCAGGTGTTGTAAGAGATATGCTGCAGAATCATATGCTTCAAATTCTTGCACTAGTTGCAATGGAAGCACCTTGTAGAATGGACGCAAAAGAAATTAGAAGAGAAAAAGTCAAAGTTTTATCTGCTACTCATCTAGGGGAGGACATGATCCTTGGACAATATGAAACTTATCGCGATGAAGAGGGCGTTGATCCTGACAGTAACACTCCTACCTATGTTGCTGGTACTTTATTCATCGATAACTGGCGTTGGAAGGGAGTTCCTTTTCGCTTTATGACAGGCAAAAAAATGCCTTATCAATGTGTGGAGGTTATTGTAAAACTTAAAGCGCCACCCTTAGGTTTATTTGAGGGGAGACTCCTGGTAGAATTGTTATGCGTTTACAACCTCATGCTCACCTAGATATTCAAATTGATGTAAAATCTCCAGGATTAGGAGAGAGTGTAGAGTTAGCTACTCTTACTCATCGTTATCCTGATTGGTTGGGAGTTGATGGTTATGAAAAACTTCTATATGATGCTATAGAAAGTGATCAATCACACTTTGTTCATTCTGAAGAAGTGATAGAATCATGGAGGATTGTTGATGATCTCCTTTGTACTGGCGACTCCTGTCCAATTAGAACCACTCCGTATATACATGAAGTGGGATCATGGGGCCCTCGTAATGAGACAGATTCAATTACCAATTGGGACTATCCAGAATGAGTGCAGCAATAGTAGTAATCTTATTCTCAATCGGACTTACAGTTGCCATGGAACTTACATGGCCAGTTAAGAAAAAGAAACGTGAATGATTTTAATACTGAAATCTTAGAATGGATAGGTGTAGTCCTTGCATTTTTGTTTGGACTCACTATGATTTGTCAAGGACACTTCATTTACCATCAAAAATATGGATACTCCAGAAAAGAAACCGAAGATCCCGAAGCAAGGGACAGAGTCAGAAGACAAATCGAAAAAGCGATCAGAGGAAATCGCAAAGATGATTCATCCTCATGACGATGAACCTGATCCGACAGCACATGATGGCAACTATAACTTTCCTCAGATGCTTTTTGCATTCTGCTTAGGATTTGTAACTATGTTTGTCCTCGCCGTGGATGAGATCCAAGACTTTAAGGGATGTCCTTTACCAGAATACTTTCAAAATGAGGTGAAAGGATGATACATTCTGCAGGACGCTTTGCCGCTTGGGTGTTAAATAACTCATACACTGTTGGCATCTTATCATGGTGCCTTGTGTTTGTTCCTATCATTGGGATGTGGGCAGTGCATAAGTACGGATGGGAACATTGGGAACCATTCACAAAGAAACATAAATGAACTTAGTATTACTTGCCTGTTTTATACCACTAGTAATTGTCTTCTTGTTATGAAACTGGCGGTATGGTTATCCGGAATTTATACCGAGGAAAAGTATGTCGAATCAGAATCCAGACGAGAACACGGCCCTTATTTGGAAAAAGCATATGAAGATGTTGACAGAGAGGCAGAAGAGTATTAAAATTTCTGCTATTATTGATGAAGCATTATATCAATATTATGTCGTAGAAAATGATCTTCCAGTTCCAAACTGGAGATACATAAAGGATCAAGATTGGTGGTTAGAATATCTTGATAGTATGGGTATTGATAGGAGAAATCCATGAATTTAGTATTACGTCCACTTGAAAATCCTAATGATCCTGTTTGGAGTGTGATTATCTCAATTATCATACTTTTAGTAGGTGTTTTTTATATAATCGTCTATATACTAGGAATTGATGAAAGTGAATCCTATGGGAGCGATGACACCTCCCGAGTCGGAAGAGTTGCTACAACTTCCGAGTGATAGAGATCAACAGAGTAGTGGACGGGGACACGATAGATGTGACGATCGATCTGGGGTTCGATCTTTACAAGAAGGAGAGAGTGAGGATAGCGGGAGTAGACACACCGGAGAAGAGAACCCGAGATCTTGATGAGAAGAAATTGGGTATCGATGCTACCAACTGGATGAAGGAGAAACTAGATGGTGCTATTTCTGGAGACGACGATCTCATCATTAGAACTGAATTGGTTGGTGGTATGGGTAAGTATGGTAGGCTTCTTGGTTGGTTATATATTGGAGATGGAGAAACATCGTTGAATGAGCAGATGATTGAAGAAGGATATGCATGGGCATATGATGGTGGAACAAAACAAAAAAACTTTGAAGAATTAAGAGAAATTCGTAGAGAACATGGTACATTAGTATGAATGAAATTAAAATAGTTGACAATTTTTGCGATAAAGAACTATTTGAAAAATTACTATCTGTTAATGAAGGTAATATTCCCTGGAGATTCGGTATTGTTCAATCTTATGATGATGAATTTATTGATCAAATTTGCGATAAAAATTATAATCATCAATATATTCATACTGTTTACTAGAGGAAGAACCGTCAGCAATATTTTGAATTTGTAAGGCCCGTTTGGACAAATTAGAAGCAAGACTCTTATGAGAGTAAAGGTTAATTCTATTTTAGGGGAAAAATATAATTCATGGATTTCATCAGATATTTGTTTTATTGAAGAGTACTGAGATGGAATGAAAACCTATTTTATATTTGAACACTAATAACGGATTTACTTGTTTTGAAATGGAACAAAAGTAGAATCAGATGCGAATAGATGTGTATATTTCCTGCAATATAGACATTCAGTACAACATGTACTGATGTCATTAGAGAATTGCATTAAATATTGTTTACTTTGATGATACCAGTCATTCCTGATGTGAATAATGGAATCAGAAAAATTCCAGACATATCCATCCCAAATTACATAACAAATCCACCTTCTGCACTACCAATATATCCACCAGTTACAACGCAAATCGGTGTTCCGGTTGTCAACTTGCCTGGTTGTGTTGAAGCTCATAAAGATAGTAGTGAAAATCAAACACTAACTGCAGATGATGATGACGGATTGGTAACTTATTGTGATGCTGGAGCACCGAATTTTTATCCCATAGATTATGACGCATCAAGAATTGAAATAAAACAAGAAAAACCCAAACCACCAGCATATAAAGCACCAGAACCTAAACCACCTGCAGTTCCTAAAGCAAAGACACCAAACATTCCTAAGACAAAAAAACCTGATTGTCCTTCAGGACATTCAGGCATTGACAGAACCTATTGGTAAAGTTATTGGTGATCAGGTAGTAGTAGAACACCGATTAGTAATGCAAGGAACAACTGGGTTTGCATTACTGTGAAGAGAGATATTGATATACCTACTCAAGTATTAGAGAATATTCCTAGTGCCTGGTGCCGTCACGGCAACGGCGTCGATTGCAGTGGTTGCCACGACTTCGGCACTGCTCGCAAAACCTCTTGCTGATCTTTTGTTAAAAGTGGTGAAACCGACTGTGAAGAAGGTATTGAAGAAGGTTGCTGCCTTACGGGGTAAGAAGATCCGGGAATTGTCTGCCGGGGAACGGCGGGCTGAGCAGAGACAGAGGAACCACGCGCTGAAGATGCTTCGTTCTGTAGCGCCGAAGAAGAAGTAGGACGAGGAATAGAATGTCTATGTGGTGCGATTACATTCACATTTTGTACTAAGACATCTGCACAGATTTTACCATATTGACTTCGTGGATGAAAACGAATTCCAGCCTTCATCAACTCTCCACAATTCTTGAGTCGGGCTAATTCAAAATCAAGTCTCTTATTAGCGAGTAATTGAGATTGTAATGCGATTTGTGTTTCTGCTGCTTGCTTACAACGCTCTTGTAATCCACCATCAAGAGGTAAAGAAAGAGTTGCTGATAAACCAATGCTGGTGCTGAAGTTTCTTGCCATACCAGTTCTTACTGGTTTGTTCCATAAAACTTGTCCAGGCTTATCAGGAATACCATCTCCCTGCACCTCCATGGTTGTGATAGTCATATCCTGCCCATCTTCATAGGCTCTTACCTCTTCACCTTCTTCATTAATATATGTTTGAGTATTATACCAGTCTTCCCAGGGCCAGTTCTTTACATTCTTTTGAACTTCTACTTTTCTTCCTTTGAAATCTCTAGCATCATACTGAGGTTCTAGATAATATCTTTCAAATGGATCTTTATCGTTTCTTGCATGAGTAATATAAGGAGTGAAGTTTGCAGTTGGCCCTTGGCAACTGATACCACCCCCATAAGTATTAGTAATATATGGGCCCTGTAAAACCTGAATTGCTTGGTTGGTAACTGAGCCCGATGAATTAGCTATCGGATTTGCTGTTGCACTTACACCCCCGACATCTGCCGCCAGTGTGGCAGGGGCAATCGCAAGATTGGTTAGACATAATGCTATTGGGTAAAGATACTTGTTGTGTCTGTTACGCTTGTTACTTCGGTAACTCTTTGAATCACTGTTTGGTTTGAAACCCCAGGCCCGTCGTAGGTTTGAGTAAACTGAAATGCTTCTCCCGGGTTTGTTATCGTGAAATTTGAATTGGTAAAATCTAGTCCAGCAGATGGACTTGTTATCTGTCCTTCCGCTCCACCCAGAGGATTCACTATTATATTGTTGTTTGTCGTTGATGGTAGTAAAGATTGTCCGTTGTTGGACACGTTGCTTCCAGTTACTGAGTATTGCCATCCTGTATTATAATCAATTGAATTAATAGTTTCAGTCACTTTCGATGTAGTCTCAGTATGACTCGTCATTGAGCCCTGAGTGAAATTTGGAACGACTGGTACGGAGTGTGCTGGTTGAATCAAACCATGAATGATTCCAAGAACCAACCCTAAACTGATTGCCTCTTGTAATCTAGTCATAATATTTAACCTCAATCGATAACAGTGATCTCACTGACGAATTGGCCGATAGCAGTAGAACCAGCTCCCACCAGCAGTCACCGTAAGGACACCAGCAGAAGTTACAGTACCTGCTAAATCAGTGTTAACACCAGCAGCATAAGAAGTAACGCTAGAGAAGTTAGGTGCTGATCCTAAAGTAACCGCACCAGTTGGAACTGCATCAGCTTGTGTATAAGACTGACTAAAACTAAACGCTGCACCAGGAGTATCTTGAGTAGCAGCAATAGTGCCAGGATTGTATACTCCGGTAGTAATAGTACCAGCAGAAACTGTATTAGCAGTTGAACCGTCAGTTGTATCTATATTTGATCCAGAAATACTGTATGAAGATCCAATTCTAGAAGATGTTGCTCTTGCTGCATCAACAGTTAATTGAACACTAGATGCGTGCTTTGAAACAAGTCCTCCTGCATTTACAGAACTTGCTGTCAATAATAACATTCCAAAAGCTAATAATGCTTTTTTCATATCTATCAGACGAAGTGTATATTTATTTAGATCTCAATATTGTCTAGAGAGTATTAATGTATCTTCAAGAACAACAAACCAAGTCTAACCAGTTTTATAAGTGGCGTCAAGTGTTGACAGCACCCCAGATCTGGTATATTATAAATACATCAACGACACAGAATGTTAATTTCTGTAAAGTTGTATCACTCTCTACAAACCGAGGCCTCTAGGGAGTATAAAAACGCCTCTAATACCAACTCTGGAGGGTAGAGTTGGAATATTTTACCTAGTGTTCCCCGCACTCATAACTAACCCTTTTTCAAAATGGCTACAACTCTTTCAAGACAACAAACCTCTTCGTGGGAATCTTTCTGCGAGTGGGTTACTTCAACTAACAACCGTCTGTATGTCGGTTGGTTCGGCGTTCTGATGATCCCAACTCTGTTGGCAGCAACCATCTGCTTCGTCGTAGCATTCGTCGCTGCTCCCCCTGTGGACATCGATGGCATCCGTGAACCCGTCGCTGGTTCACTCATGTATGGTAACAACATCATCTCTGGTGCTGTTGTTCCCTCTTCCAACGCAATTGGACTCCACTTCTATCCCATCTGGGAAGCCGCCTCTCTCGATGAGTGGCTGTATAATGGTGGCCCTTTCCAACTCGTAGTATTCCACTTCCTGATCGGCATCTATGCCTACATGGGACGTGAGTGGGAACTTTCTTACCGCTTGGGTATGCGCCCCTGGATCTGCGTTGCCTACAGCGCACCTGTCGCTGCTGCATCTGCAGTCTTCCTCGTTTATCCTTTCGGACAAGGTAGTTTCTCCGATGCTATGCCTCTTGGTATCTCTGGTACTTTTAACTATATGCTTGTATTCCAAGCAGAACACAATATCCTTATGCACCCGTTCCACATGCTCGGTGTTGCTGGGGTATTCGGTGGATCTCTTTTCTCTGCTATGCACGGAAGTCTGGTTACTTCCAGTCTTGTACGTGAAACCACTGAAACTGAGTCTCAGAACTATGGTTACAAGTTCGGACAAGAGGAAGAGACTTACAACATCGTCGCCGCTCACGGTTACTTTGGACGCTTGATCTTCCAATATGCTTCATTCAACAACTCCCGTTCACTGCACTTCTTCTTGGCAGCATGGCCTGTTGTTGGTATCTGGTTCACCGCTCTTGGTGTTAGTACCATGGCATTCAACCTGAACGGTTTCAACTTTAACCAGTCCATTATTGATGGACAAGGACGAGTTCTGAACACCTGGGCAGATGTGCTCAACCGCGCTGGACTTGGAATGGAAGTAATGCACGAGCGCAACGCTCACAACTTCCCCCTTGATCTTGCTGCTGCTGAGTCAACTCCTGTTGCTCTGACTGCTCCTTCTATCGGTTGATATGCAACCTGCTAGTTTCAACCCCCTCACATTCGTGGGGGGGTTTTTTATAGGTATTTCAACTCTAGTGATACCACTACTGGTTGTGATACTATTGTAAAGTTACAAAAGGTAAATAAAAATGGTAACATCAACTCTACAACAACCAACGAGGGGGTGGTTCGATGTCCTGGATGACTGGATTAAACGCGATCGCTTTGTCTTTGTGGGTTGGAGTGGACTACTTCTTTTTCCCACTGCTTATCTCGCAATTGGTGGCTGGCTTACTGGTACTACGTTTGTCACGTCTTGGTACACTCACGGACTTGCAAGTAGTTATCTTGAGGGTGCTAATTTCCTTACAGCGGCTGTGTCAACGCCTGCTGATGCTATGGGCCATTCTCTTCTTCTACTTTGGGGCCCTGAGGCTCAAGGAGACTTTGTCCGGTGGTGCCAACTTGGAGGGCTTTGGGCCTTTGTTGCTCTCCACGGTGCATTTGCCCTCATTGGTTTCATGCTTCGACAGTTTGAACTTGCACGTCTTATAGGAATCCGTCCGTACAATGCTATTGCGTTCTCTGGGCCTATTGCTGTTTTTGTCTCTGTTTTCCTCATCTATCCACTCGGACAGTCTAGTTGGTTCTTTGCGCCGAGTTTCGGTGTCGCGGCGATTTTCCGCTTCCTTCTCTTCCTCCAGGGCTTTCATAACTGGACGCTCAATCCCTTCCACATGATGGGAGTTGCTGGTATACTTGGTGGAGCACTACTGAGTGCTATTCACGGCGTAACGGTTGAGAACACTCTGTATGAAGATGGTGAACAGGCAAATACATTCAAAGCATTTGATAGTACTCAAGAAGAAGAAACTTATTCAATGGTTACAGCAAACCGCTTCTGGAGTCAGATCTTCGGTATTGCGTTTAGTAATAAGAGGTGGTTGCATTTCTTTATGCTGTTTGTTCCTGTTATGGGTTTGTGGACAAGTTCCATCGGTATTATTGGCCTTGCTCTCAACCTTCGCGCTTATGACTTTGTTTCACAAGAAATAAGGGCATCAGAAGATCCGGAGTTTGAAACGTTCTACACTAAGAACATTCTTCTTAATGAGGGACTCCGCGCATGGTTGGCACCAGTAGATCAACCACATGAGAACTTCGTGTTCCCTGAGGAAGTATTGCCAAGAGGTAATGCATTATGATTCAATCTCTAGGATTCTTATTACTTCGCTTGGCGGTAGGTACTATGCTTATCCATCATGGATATGAGAAACTAGAAAATATTGAAAACTTTGCTGATGCATTTGTCCGTCCTATGCATCTTCCGTTCCCAATCTTCTCCTCATATTTTGCAGCATTCTCTGAGATTGTTGGAAGTTGGTTGATTATCTTTGGGCTCGGTACTCGTCTGGGTGCCCTGGCAATTCTGGGTACAATATCATTTGCGATTTATCATGCTGTAATTACATCTGGATTTAATATCTACTTGTTGGAACTCTTAGTCCTTTACTGGGGAGGCACAGCGTGTATTGTTCTTAATGGTGGGGGCAACTTCTCACTAGATCACCTTATAAAACGGAGGACTTACATGAATTTCCTTAAAGCATTATTCACTTTTATGTTTGCTACGGTGATGTGGGTTCAAGTCCCTCAATGGAGCGATGACTGGAGTAAGTGTGCTGTTGATGTACCCGATGTACAATGTCACTGGTATATTACAGCACCAGATAGCACCATGGGTGAAGGATTTAGTTGGGCAAATGCACCTTGGTTTAGTGCTGAAGGACTCCTTGACATTGGAGAACTTCACAGCACAGTTCAATCGCTTCAGGACGCATAATGAATAACTTTGAAGTCTTCTTCTACTTTCTTTGCTTTGCTATCATCGCTGGTGGTGCTTTTGCGATGATGTGGAGTAACATCCAATCCATTAATATGATGATGGATGAACCTCCTATACCAAAACATCCAGAAGCACCAAAAGAAGGAGATGAGGTTTTGTATGTAGATCTATCTAGAGAAAGACTGGAAAAATTATATGAAGACGAGTAAAAATTATTGAATTTATTTTTTTATATGATATACTAGAGGGGATAACCCCTCTTTTTTATGCTTACAATTATCAATCATGTTTCAGCATTCTGGACAGTGGTTGTTATGAATTGCATTCAACCTGCAAATTGGCAATATTGTTTGCCTGTTCATGAATGGTTATTGCCAGAACTTCGTGTTGGTATTACAATGTTTTTTGACAAGGAAAAATCATTCTTGTATAAATCAGAGAAGGAGTATCTGTCTAAATGAAAATTTTTCTTGATACTGCGGACACAGATGTGATCGCAAAGTATTTTTCTACAGGGTTAGTAGACGGCGTAACTACTAATCCAACTCTCATTATGAAGAGTGGTAAAAATCCAGAGGATGTTTACCAAGAAATCAAAGACATGGGTGTCAAAGACATCAGCATGGAAGTCGTTGGTTCTGATCTAGAAATGTATGATGAGGGGATTCGACTTGCTGAGAAGTTTGGTGATGTCGCTACTATCAAAGTTCCTTGCACCAGAGAGGGCCTAATCGTCTGTAAGCGTCTTTCGGAGCAAGGGTATCAAGGTTAACGTCACTTTGATTTTCTGCGCCTCACAGGCGGTTCTATCTGCCAAAGCGGGTGCTACTTATGTCTCTCCATTTGTAGGACGACTGGACGATCAGTCAGTGGCAGGACTTGAAGTTGTGCGCTCTATTTCTGAGTTGTATCGCATTCATGGAATGAAAACTCAGGTTCTATCTGCTTCTATCCGTAGTGTGCAAAGAGCAATCCGTTCATGGTATAATGGTGCTGAGATTTGCACAATGCCCCCAAAGGTATTTGATCAAATGTATGATCACATTCTCACCTGACAAAGGTTTAGAAATTTTTGATAAAGATTGGGAGTCCGTTAAAAAATGAGAAGTTTTCTAGTTTACACAAAGATTGGTTGTCCCTATTGCACTAAAGTAATCGCTGCTCTCGGACTTGCAGAACAGCAATTTGTAGAGTATAAATTGGGTAGGGACTTTACTAGAGCAGAGTTTTATGAACAGTTTGGAAAAGGATCTACCTTTCCTCGTGTTGTACTTAATGATGATTTAATTGGTGGATGTCAAGAAACAGTCAAGTACTTAAGAGAAAACAATCTGGTTTAATGGATCGAGAAGTCTACGAAGTCGTCGAACAATCAATTGATGTTGCTTTTGAGCAACAAAAATTTCAGTTGAAATTCTATGATTATCTTAGGGTTATTGATGCAAAGAGAAAGGATGCTGATGAATTTATTGCAAGCAGTACTTTTAAAGAAATCAAAGATATGATCCTTGAATTGGACGAATATTTAAAAGGTGGACAGGATAATGAACATAAGCAACTTCGTGAAGCTTATGGACACATTCCCAAACCACAAGCAAGAAAAATCAAACAATTTTTAGAAGGTATCCTTGAAGACGCTGAAAGGTATAGTTATGATAGAAGGCCAGGACGGAAAACTAAACGCTCTAAATAAATCAGATACCCAACTTAATCGTGGGGTAGAGTTATTACTCAGAAATAGGAGGAGAGCAGAACCGCCCAAAACTTTCCAGGTAAGGTTTGGAAACATGGTTTCTCTCTTCAAGAGAGATATTGTTTTCCACTTCAATTTTTATTTGGATATTCGGAAAAGATAGACTCTCGGAGGATGGAAAAATGTTAGCAGTAACATTAACGATTGGAACATTGGTATCAATAATGTTCTTTTTTGTTGGAGGTATGGTAGGATGGTTGGCAAAAGAACATGTCTATGCTACACAACCAGTGTATATACATCCCGAAATGTTTGATGAAAATGGGAATATTCTTCCCGATGAAATAGTAGCAGTACGATTTGAAAACGATTATGGCGACAACGACGAAGACGAAGACGAAGGTTGAGTTACCACCCAACCCTTTTCTCTTTGAAATTCTTGAACTTGCAAGCAAGCAAAGAGCAAAAGCAAAGAAAGTTGAGGTTCTTCAGGAATATCAAAATGATGCACTAAAAAGCATCTTCATTTGGAACTTTGATGAAACTGTTATTAGTCTTGTTCCTGAGGGTGAGGTTCCATATGCAGATGGTAATGATCAATCTGTTTACTCTGGAACCTTATCTGAAAATCTGGCACGGGAAGCAAAGGGTGGAGAGTCTGCGACAGGACAAGATCTGGACGGTAGAGGTAAGACTTCACTACGTAGAGAATATAAAAACCTTTACAATTTTGTGAAAGGTGGCAATGATTCTCTCAGTAATATTCGCAGAGAGATGATGTTTATCAATCTTCTTCGTGGTTTGCATCCACGGGAAGCTGAAGTTCTTTGTCTGGTAAAGGACAAAAAACTTGCAGAGAAATACAAAATCACTTATGATGTAGTGAAACAGGCATATCCTGACATTCAATGGGGTGGACGCAGTTGAAAATTATTAAAGAGGATTGTGATCCTAATGTGGACAACAAGACAGATCTTCCTAATAGTTGCTACCTTGTCACATATAAAGTAGATGATGTAGAGCACTACGATTTAGTTGTTGGAGCAAAACAATCAAAAATCTTTGATGCTTATTATGATAAGTATAGAGAAAATTTTGTAACCATGGTGCAATCTGAGGGAAGAGCTAATCCAAAACTTTGGGGCAATCCTCCTCCAAAAGAAAAGAAGAAAAAATAATGACAGGGTTCAAAGGATTTACTAACGGCTCTGATAAAAATGGAAACGTTAGGTTTGAAATAGACACTGATGAAGTTGGAAAACTCATCAAGAAATACAAAAAACTAAAGAAATTTCAAAAATCAAATATCGCTGAATTATCTAAACTTTCTGGAATCGAAACAGAAGTTGATCGCTTGGTTAACGAATATGGTATCGACTCAGAAGCAATAGAATAATGGGAAAGCATTATCTCCTTAATCTTTATGGATGTGATTTTGACTATCTTAACAATGAAACATATCTAAGAGAATTGTTGGAGATCGCTGCTGAGGCAAGTGGTGCAACTGTTATTCAGACTATTTCAAAAAAGTTTGAACCGCATGGCGTAACTGCTGTTTGTCTTCTCTCTGAGAGTCATATCAGTATTCATTCTTGGCCTGAAAAAGGAGAAGCAGCAGTGGATATATTTACATGTGGTAACGCTGAACCTAAGATAGGTTGCGATATTATCATTTATCAGTTAAAATCGGAGAACCATAACCTTAGTTACATTGAGCGTTGATCAATAACTAAATATCCACATGATACCTTAATTATGACTTACAAACCTTACAGTCCTGAGTGGCATCGAAAAAGATATCTCAAAGAAGCGATAGACACTTATTTCGATGACTACGTGGATAATGAAATAATCTACAGTGATATCATGGATATCCTTGGTACAAGGATGTCTGTTGCTATTGATGAAGTCAATAAGGTTTTAGATCTAAAAGACAAACTCAAAACGAACTAACATGCTTTCTACCGCATACCGCCTTCGTCTGGAGTCTATCTGTCGTTGCATCGCCAACAAAGAAGATGTTCCACTAGAGGATATGATTTGGGCAGAAAAACTTGCCAAGGCACACACCCTTGCTAGAGATTGGTTGAATAAAGCACGTCGTCAAGCCGCTCATGATATTGAAGAGGGAACTGTTGATGATTTTATGAATAGGATGGGACTAGGTGATCCCGATCCATCCAATTATAAAACGGGATTCGATAGTGCAGATGAAATTGTAGATTGGTTTAAGCAAGATAAACCTGATGATTGGAGGCAACGTGATTGACGACGACTTTAAAAAATTTGCTGTTAAAACTCAACTAGATAATGTGTGTAAAATCTTGGGTGGGGAAGCGAAGCATTTTATTTGCTGTGATAAAACTACCGAACACGAAAAAATTGTAATCGAGTATAACTGCAGAAAGAAATGAATATCCGAGCATGGATCTACAGCAACGGAAATCAAGAATGTGAAAGAGCTGCTATGCTTCTTAAAAGTATTCATAATGATTTCCATGAATATCTTTTAGATGTAGATTTTACTGAAGAACAATTCAGAGCAGAGTTTGGAGAAGGTGCAGAGTACCCACAGATTGCTATCGGAGTGAATCATCGTGGAAGCCTTAAAGAGACACTGAATTATCTAAACAAGATCAACTATAAATGTTCGTGTTGATACCAACACATTTGACTAAATAGAATTGATAGTGTAGTATACACTTGTCGTTCATCTCATGCTCAGTATCTTACTGGCATTAACCCTTGCCCATCATAATGACGCTAATCCTTACGATTGGCATATGTCTTGTGAAAGGTTTCTACAACGATCAGTTGAAATTCAAATGGATTCCAATCTCGATCGCCAATCTAAGTATAATCTTATAGGTTATCTTAGATCGAAAGTTGCGGGGGAATGTAAGGGAGCATACACATGAGACGCAAGTAAGTCGCGGAACGGAGCGTTCATCCGTCTTTGACGGACGCAAACGACTGAAGGAACGGGAACTCGGATCACCCTACGGGGTTAAAGGAGCAAAATCACCCACTTCAGGAGAAAACAAATGAACACCCTTCAACTTATCAAAGAGCAAATCAGCAAGCAAGCTGCTCTTCATGATTCACAAATTACTCTCACCAAATATCGTGGTGTAGAATGTGAAGTTCGTAAGTCAGGTAAAGCACCACATGGCACATTTTGCTATCGTGGACGCACTTATACTAAGTGAGGCACTTATGGAAGCACTACAAATCACAGGCGTAATTACCTTGGCATGTGTTGCAACTATGGCTCTACTTTATGGCGAAATCGTTCTTCTTCAACACTCTTGAGGAGGAATTAAATGCTGAAGATCAAATTAGAATATGATCTTCCAGAATACAATCCAGAGGTACATGATCCAGATAAAGTCTTTAGACTTTTGACATATCGTGGTGTTACATATGCTAAGTGGGTTTTTCTAAAATCTCTAGGCACACCAAAATGGAAAGTATTTGATTGACTTGCAATCTTAATATGTTATAATGGGGGCACTCGCCCCCTTTTTTAATGGAAGCAGAACAGCAAGAGAGATTGAAACTTATTGTTCGCAATCTTAAGTCTCTAGTAGAGGCACTGGAGTCTGAGGTATATTCTGACGTATCTAAATATAATAGTGAAGGTAGTGCAGTTATAACTGATTATGATGAGATCTTTGATGACGATGACGGTTATCCCGATTAACTTCTATGGAAGAAAAATCCGCAAAAAAAGCAGCTAAAAAAATAATCAAAAGTGCAAAGAAACATCCAGACTGGTATACCCAAGAAGATGTAATGTATGCTAAACTAGTGAAGAAGGTACTGAAAAAAAGTGAACGACGTAAAACTGATCAGTGTAACTCCTGATGCGGAGAAACACATTGCATATTGTGCTCGCGTAAGTAATCCTCAAAATCAAGAGAATGAAAAGTTCTCTGGATTGTTGAAATATTGTATCAAACATCAGCACTGGAGTATTTTTGAACAGGCATTCATGACTCTGGAACTGAACACCAGTCGTGGAATCGCGGCTCAGGTGCTTCGGCATAGAAGTTTCACATATCAGGAATTTTCGCAAAGGTATGCTGATGTGAACTGGTTGGATGCTGGTATTCCTATTCCTGAACTTCGTCGTCAGGATGAAAAGAATCGTCAGAACTCTATTGATGATATCGATCCAAAACAAATCAAGTTCTTGAATCAACGCATTGAAAATTATTTCAATGAGGGTATGGATCTTTACAACGAACTTCTTCGTGAAGGAATCGCAAAGGAGTGTGCTCGCTTCGTCCTTCCACTCGCTGTGCCCACCAGACTCTACATGACGGGTTCTATCCGCTCATGGATCCATTACATTGATTTGCGCTCTGCAAACGGCACACAGAAGGAGCACATGGACATTGCTAATGATGCTAAGCGCATCTTTAAAGAACAGTTCCCTTCTATTGCGGAAGCATTGGAATGGTGAATAAATATAATATCGTGAGTTAATTTCTATGGCTACATATCCTGTTATTAATAAGGAAACTGGTGAACAAAAGGATGTTAAACTTAGTGTACATGAATGGACTCAGTGGCTAGAGGATAATCCTCAATGGCAAAGAGATTGGAGTGATCCAAGCACTGCACCCGGATGCGGTGAACTTGGAGAAGTCTACGATAAACTTAAAAAGTCACATCCTGGATGGAATGATGTTTTACATCGTGCATCTAAGTACCCCGGTTCTACTGTCAAACCTGTCTAATCTATGCCTGCAAAAAGAAAAAGAGATCAACCAATTGGTGTTGGTTTAACTGCAAAGCAAATGAAACGCCGCAAACCAATTAACACTGAGTTGATGAGGAGCATTGATCCTCTTACTGATAATCAGCAAAAACTATTTGACGCTTACTCTGATAATAAAAACTTAGTTGCATACGGTGCAGCAGGTACGGGTAAAACATTCATTACTCTCTACAATGCACTGAGAGAAGTTCTTGATGAAAGATCTCCATACGATAAAATCTATATTGTTAGATCTCTTGTAGCAACTAGAGAGATTGGATTTTTACCTGGTGATCATGAGGATAAATCTGATATCTATCAGATTCCTTACAAGAATATGGTAAAGTATATGTTCTCTCTCCCCTCAGAGACAGATTTTGAAATGCTTTACGGTAATCTGAAGACTCAAGGAACAATTAGTTTCTGGAGCACATCTTTTATCCGAGGCACTACTTTAGATAGAGCGATTATTATTGTTGATGAATATCAGAACTTGAACTTTCACGAACTTGATAGTATTATTACTAGAGTTGGTGAAGATACTAAGATCATGTTCTGTGGTGACGCAACTCAGACTGACTTGGTTAAACAGAATGAAAGGAATGGTATTCATGACTTTATGAATATTCTTAGAGTTATGCCTTCCGTTGATATCATTGAATTTGGTGTTGAAGATATCGTCCGTTCTGGACTATGTAAAGAATACTTGCTTGCGAAAGACGAACTTAAACTATGAACTTCATTCATCATAATTATCTCGGTGACATTGAACTAAACAAGAAAGAAACACAGGGAATTCGCCTCTATAATCTTCCAGATGGACAGTGGGTTCCCTCTATCACTTCTGTGACTTCCTTCTATAATAGAGAAATCTTCGTAAAGTGGCGAAAGCGAGTCGGTATTGAAGAAGCAAATCGTATTACCAAGAAAGCCACTGCACGGGGAACTGATTTTCATGAAGCAGCTCAAGCATATTTGATGAATTTGCAACTGAACTGGGATGACTTCCGTCCCATGACTCAGTTTATGTTTCATCATGCCAAACCATATCTTGACAAGATAAATAACGTACATGCTATTGAAAGAACTCTGTATTCAGAATATCTTGGATTGGCTGGTAGGGTTGACTGCATCGGCGAGTACGAAGGAGAACTTGCAGTCATTGACTTTAAAACATCTGAAAAAATCAAACCTGAGAAATGGTTGGAAAACTACTTCGTTCAAGAAACGTTTTATGCGTGTGCATACTATGAGATGACTGGTATTCCGGTTAAAAAACTAATCACTCTCATGGTAACTCCCAGTGGTGAAGTAGAAGTATTTGACAAAAGAAACAAAGACGACTATATTAAACTTCTAGTTCGTTACATTAAAGAATTTGTACATCACAATACTAGGACAGAGAATGGAGAATGAACTAGAAAAAGCACTAGAAAAGAAATTCTTCTGCCCGTCAAAATTCGCGCAGGATATAGAGAAACTTGTTCTTGAAAATCAAGACATGAGTTATATCGATGCCATCGTTCACTTCTGTGATCTGAATTCAATTGATGTGGAGTCCGTCCCCAAACTTATATCTAAACCTCTGAAAGAGAAGTTAAAGTACGAAGCAATGGAACTTAACTTTCTCAAGAGAACATCTCGTGCCAAGTTGCCCCTCTAACCAAAATTAACTTTTAATTTCAAAAAAGGGGCAAAAAAATTTCCGGCAAAATTTTCGTCTGTAGGTTTTTTTTAAATAATGAAATTTGAAATTAAAAAATTGCAGGAAGATTGTCCTGTCATGATTGCTAAAATACCCGATTTGATTATGAAAGAAATTGATGTCTGGGTTGATGAATCAAAAAAAATTAAAGATCATCCTCTTGCTGAACTTAAAGCAGTCGAAAATGCAGGATATGTTGCTGCTGCTGCTGGCATTAAACATAATTCTTACCAGACATCAGTTCCATATAATTTAATTCAACAATCTTTTTGGTTGCCATGGATTATCAGATTAGCAAATAAAATTTTTGAAAGTAAAAATTTTCAATTGCTGAGTAGTGTTGGACATTACGATTTTTACGATTTATGGACTAATTTTTCATATAAAGGTGATGACAATCCTACTCATATTCATAGAGGAGATTTATCGGGTGTAATATATTATAAAAATCACGATCATCCTACTTATTTTGATGATTATGATATTAAATATGATGGATATGATGGTACAATGGTTTTATTTCCAAGTCATGTTCGACATCACGTAAAAGAGCAACTGCGAGATGAAGAAAGAATTACAATTGCATTCAATATGATTGGGGACTTTTTTCTTAAAAATACTAAGAGTGATAATATCCCTAATTTACAATATCAATAAAGTGATGCCGTTTGATGCCTATAAATCGTATCTTTCTTTAAAGAATCATTTTACTAAAGAGAAATATGATTATCATAAGTATTGTGGTAAAAGTCGTGCCACAGTAAAGTCTTTTTATAAACGCAAAGATAGATTCTGGTTTGAAAAATTAGCACGTAACAAATCGGACAAAGAAGTAATCGAATTTTTTGTGTCTAACTTCATTGATTGTACAGATCCCGCAAAACTTTGGATTGGCGAAATGATCCGAGAAGGTGAAGGTAGATACATGTCATGGAAGAAACGCACTCAGTCTCTTTCTTATCTTTTTAAGGAAGAAACTAGTAAAGTATTCATTGATAATAATATAGATTCAATGTTTGCCTTAGATGGATCAAAACATCCTCTTATTCTTAAAGAGTATCTTAGGGGTAATGTTTCTATCGAAACTATGGTAATATTGAATCTTATCCTTGGTTATAAAACAAACTGGGATAAACAACTGACTGATCCTGTATGGACATCAGTAAGTTTAAAACTGAGAAAGTACACACCTTTCCTAAATATAGATGTATTTCGTTACAAAAAAATATTGAAAGAAGTAGTTTTAGGAGAAGCATGAGTTTTTTTGATTCTGATGTAGTCCGCGCAGAAATGACGGAAATTCAGGAACTTCAAGAAGAAGTTTATAGTAGTGTTTTTAAGTTCCCCTCTATGAATACAGAGGAGAAAAAGTTTCATGTGTCTCTTCTAGAAAGACTACTGGATAAACAAAAGGTTCTCTATACGAGACTGAGTTTATCCGATGATCCCGAAGCAAAGATGATGAAAACCCGTATTGTAGAATCTGCTACAATGATGGGACTTCCGAAAGATGTTGACATTAGTGTCATCTTCTCTAATATGGGAAAGATGCTCGACGCTATGAAGAAGCAGATTGACACACAGGGTTTCGACGTGTAGAATAACGAAGTACTCAAAAGCCAAATCTCACAAATACAAAAATGTCCTTTTCTGATCTTAAAAAGCAATCCTCTATTGGTTCTCTGACTTCCAAACTCGTCAAAGAAGTAGAGAAGATGAATAATAGTGGTGGTGGAGGTGATGATCGCCTCTGGAAACCCGAAGTAGATAAAGTTGGTAACGGGTTTGCCGTTCTTCGTTTCCTGCCTGCCCCTGATGGAGAAGATCTCCCTTGGGCAAAGATGTACTCTCATGCCTTCCAAGGCACTGGTGGTTGGTACATTGAGAACTCTCTCACAACTCTGGGACAAAAAGATCCCGTATCAGAGCACAACCGCGAACTGTGGAACAGCGGTATTGACTCTAACAAAGAAATTGTTCGTAAGCAGAAGCGTAAACTGTCTTACTATGCAAATGTTTATGTTGTGAAGGATCCTACTAATCCTCACAATGAAGGTGGTGTCTTCCTCTATAAGTTCGGTAAGAAGATCTTTGATAAGATCATGGAAGCAATGCAACCCGAGTTTGAAGACGAAACTCCCATCAATCCCTTTGACTTCTGGCAGGGTGCAAACTTCAAACTGAAGATTGTCAAGAAAGACGGTTACTGGAATTATGACAAGTCTGAGTTTGAAGCAGCTTCTCCCCTCCTCTCCGATGATGATGCCATGGAAGCAATCTGGAAGAAGCAGTATTCTCTCGCCGGACTGACTGCTGAAGATCAGTTCAAGTCCTATGAAGATCTTGAGCGTCGTCTGAAGTATGTACTGGGACAGAAGTCCCGCACTCCTTCTCCTGCAGATGAAGAGACTGAGTATGATGGTTATGCAGCAAAAGAGTCTGCAGAGCGTCAGATTCAAGAATCACTGACACGCTCCAAACCTGACTTCAATTCTCCTGATATCACTGCATCTACACCAGTTGTATCAAAAGACGAAGACGAAGATGATGCACTCTCCTACTTCCAAAAACTGGCAGAGAGTTAATTAAACAATCTAATATCTTCTCCTCTCTTCAAGGTTCTGCTCACATATTGAGTAGAACCTTTTCTATATTGCATCAATCTTTGCGTATCTTCAAGGACAAGTTCGATATAATCTGGTTTCAGTAAGTAGATGTTTCTTTTTGCTTCTTCTTTACGAATTTCATAAACATAGTTCGTAACTGCATCTACTTCATTCGTTCTAATAACATATTGTCCCCTTTCAACATCAAAATATTCAACTTTATAATTCTTGGGTACATTTAAACCTTTAGGTGTTACAATCTGTCCAGAATCATTCTTTAGTTCTCTGGTTTCATAGTGATGAATATTTTGTGTCTTCTCAATACTTCCATACTTTTTAATTAAGAATTCATCAAATGATGACTGGTTCATAGGCCACTCATTCTGGATATTGACGATATTATTAGAGAGAAGAACTAACCAATCAAATGTTTCGTCTCCATAGATTTCAAAAGCAACATTGTCAGGACGATCATCACCAACAATCTGATATTGAGTAAAGTATGCAATATTTTCAAGAATATCTTGACGAATCTTTACTCTTTTAAATAAGTTTTTTACTACTTGATAGTCACCAATATTTTTGCCATCAGAATCTCTGTTGACATAATCGAAATCTGGAACTTGTCTGAAATAACTTGCCATCAGTATCCTATCTGATTGTCATTAGAGAATATTGGATCATCTTCTATGGGCCCTGTTACATAATCATTTTCAGTCAGTGGTTCAAGTTCAGTAAATGTCATATCGATTTGATAAGAAGTCATGGTTCTTCCTAAATCATCAAAAGTCATATATGTTCCATCAGGAGTATATTGTGTATTTAGTGCAGTTAAGGCACAATCTTTAATTCTTCCTATTGATGGATGTTGTATTCCTTCATCAGTCAAATATTTAATCCTAAACATATTCGGAGAGACGATAAAGAGAGAGGTTGGAGATCTCTTTACGGACATTCCTTGCTTGAAAAATCTAATAATTTTTTTGATTTGTGTTGCCTCAGTTCTACTTCTGGCACTCATTTTGAATGAGAATTGAAATGATCTTAAGTTTGGGGCACTTAAAAGTAGT